ATAAACTTTCATATCTTTGTACCTCTTTTCTTTTTTAACTTCTGAATACAGTGTACCATATTGTAACACATATGTAAATAGTAAATTTAAAAAAAAAATTAAAAATCTATACTGTCACCATACCAATTTCGAGTAATATCACAGTCACATCTAAATGGTAATTTGATTAGATGACTCGGGGCTGTTCTCATTAAATAAGAAAGCCTTTCACTTGCTTCTTTCATATTCTCTTCTGGACATTCGCCTATAACTTCATCGTGTACCTGTATTAATAAGTGAAAATCAAGTTCTTTCATCTTTTCGTCATTATTAATTGCTATCATTGCCAGCTTCGCCATATCCGCTGCAGAACCTTGTACTCTAGCATTAACACACTGTCTTTCCGCCTGTGCTATATACCCGCCATTATCTTTTATCTTGATTCCTTGCGATAAAGCTTGCTGTATTATTTGATTTTTCTTCTGCCAGCCGTATGCTCTTTCCAGCTGTTTAATATAACTTTTTTTAACGCTTTCAGGGACTTCAACGGAAACACTCTTACCGAAAGCCAATGGGTCAAAATTAGTTACATTCCCACTATAACTGAAATCATACTGGTCTAATTGCATATCCTTGAGGTGTCTACGTCTTCCCCAAGCAGTAGTCACATATCCTAACTCTTTAGCCATTCCCTGTGATTCGTCAATGAATTGGGCTAACTGAGGAAAAGCTCTTAACACAGCATCATATATATCCTGAGCTTCTCTGGTTGATACTCCTAATTGTTCGGCAATGGATGGAATTTGTCTTCCATATAAAATACCCAATACGATGCTTTTTGCCTGTGTTCTTCTTTCTTTACCTGCTGGATTTACTGTCCCATCTTCCCTAAACTCCAAGCATTCTTCGTAAGGTTGATGAAAGGCTAATCCTGCGATTGTAGCATATATATCTTTTCCGTGAATGAAAGCATCTTGCATTTTCTTATCATTCGATAAATGAGCCGTAACCATTGGTTCCTGCTGGCTATAATCTGCACCAATTAATACATATCCATCTTGAGCCTTGAACATCTTTCTAATCTCTTTATTGTGTGATGGGATATTCTGCAAGTTAGGGTCACTAGAGCTAAATCTACCAGTTTTTGCGCCGTATTGATTATAGCTTGCGTGTACTCTACCATCATCAAGAGCAATCTGTGGCATCTTGTCTATATAGGTATTAAGCAACTTATCCACATTTCTAATTCCTAATATTGCTTCGCATATGTTCTTTTCTTTACCCTTAGCGAAATGTTTCAATATTTCTTCACCTGTACCTCTAGGTGATTTCTTATCAGGGCTTGTAAGTCCTAAAATATCATAAAATAAAATCGCTAATTGTGTTGGGCTTGTTAAAGAAATAGGGTCGGATAGCTTATGGTTAGGATTCTTCATCTTATAATTATCAATTTGTTCCTTATACATTGATATCGCTTCGTCTGCTTGTTGCTGTCTTTCTTCCTTAATCTTATGATATTTTTCGTGTAGGTATTCACACACCTCAGAATCTAGGCATACTCCTCTATCTTCCATATCTGCCACAACTGTAATCAATGGCATTTCAATATTCTTAAATACATTATAAGGACCAGATAATACTCTTCTATTCAATAAGCCTTTCTGATACTGATAAAGTTCATAAGTCTTAATAGCATCGCCTGCGGCATAAAGATAAGCAACCTTTATTGGAACTAAATCAAATGTAATTCCTCCGAATAATTTATCGAATGTGAGGGATTCAGTGTCTGTGCTGTCACAATATTTCAAATGCAAGTCTTTAAGTCTATGACTTTCATTTTCGTCTATACAGCACGCACCTAACTGCGTATCCCAATAAGGTTCAATATATACTCCCAATGTATGTCTAAGCACTCTTATATCATATTTAGCATTGTGGAATATCCACTTTACATCTTTTAATTTATTAAAAAACTCAATTAAATCCTTTAATTCTATTTGATTATTTACTTTTTGCCCTGTGATGTGTGACTTATGTCCTACAGGTATATAGGCTGATTTTTTTCCTGGAACATACAAACACACGCCGACCAAGTCAACCAATAAAGGATTCAATCCTGTTGTCTCTGTATCTATAGCACACTCTTCGGCGTCTGCTATAGCCTTTCTATATTCTTCTAATTCTTCAACAGTTCTGATAAGAATATAATCGTCCTTATGATGTGCCAATTTAGATTCGGCAATCATTGTCATTGTCTGAATTTGTGAGGCTAAATTTGTTCCTGTGCGAACTGATGTTCTTGTTTTAGCATTTTTAGCTTTATTGACTATATTCTTATCTTTAACTGTTTTTCTTGCAAAAGATAGAGCCATCTAACTGAATATATCCTTCAAAATATCGTGTAATAAGTGACCTTCTGGAAATAATTGCTTTGCTATTTTGTGACGTTCTTCAGGGTCTTTTCTGAGCTCTTCTTCACTCATAAATCCTTCAGCAATAGCTTCTTCGAGGTCCTTCTTATCTAAAATATTATGCTTATTAAATGTATATATCAATGTACTTAATTCTGCCTGAATTTCAACCAGTGTCCCCCCTAACTGTATTTTTCCACCTTCAACAACTATCATATATATTTCCTCCTCTTAATATGTTACACGTCGACTTGTTCTTCTTGAACCACCTTCACGTCTAATAGGTTCATTATTTCTGCGACGTTCTGATACATTATCATTATTATTATCTTCCTGTGGGAAAGAGCCTGTATTAAGGTAAGTCATCATTTCATCTGGTGTCTTATCCAAAATAAATGAACCTAAAAATTCAGGCTTTTCAATTTCACTTAAATCAACTGGTTCCACATCTGGCATTGGGAAAATCTCGTACTGAGTTTTTTTGTCACCCTTTGCCCCTCTTCTTTCAATTTCAAAAACCATATTAGAAAGATTAGGATATCTATTGAATAATGCTTCAATCTTCTTAATGAATGTCTTACCTCTTTCCCAGATTTTAACCTTTCCATCTGCGTGGTCATACATAGCTAGAATCATTACTGGTTTAATTGGAATACCTGCTTCACACAGTGGACAAGCATCCAATGGGTCATCATATGTTCGTTTACAATCTACATATCTTTCTGTATCCCCAATCTTTACTTTATGACAAACAAATGCATCTAAATCTGTATATTTGTCATACAAAAACTGCACTCTTGCCACATCACCATCATTCTGTAATTTAAGCCACTCGCTTGAATTACCACTTGAATATTTGTCAATATCGTTTACATCAATTCTTCCCATCTTTTTCTCCTTTCTTATCGTGTGGGTCTTGTTTATCTTTTAGGCATATTCACAGCTTTATTCTGCCTTTATCCCATTATTTTATATGCTGGTAGGAAATTGGCTATAGTGGAATCGAACCACCTAAAATCCCAACGATTAGCCAACCTAAGGTAAATAATCTGTTATGAAAAAACAGAAAAGGTAAACACTCAACCAGTTAGTCTGGCTGACAGCCCTTGTTGGATTCGAACCAACGTATGCAGGAGTCAAAGTCCTGTGCCTTACCGCTTGGCGAAAGGGCTATGATATAATCTATATTAGTTACTTTTATGAAGTTATGACCAAAGCAACCTTTATGCCATCCTTCACATAATAGATGGTGTTTGTTGGTATACCTTTAGAAGCCGTTTTTATCACGTTTAGGATTTCTCCGTAATGTCGAGTTCGCCCTTCCTCTCGAATGCTTTGATTTCATAATTTCCCTAATATAGATTATAATCGGAACTGTAATTTTCATACTAAGTAAACTATCTAGATTCATTTACTGTTCTTACTAATTACTTGGTCTGAGGTAGTCCGTCATACCTCGCTTGGGATAGGTGGGAATCGAACCCACGAAGTATTGAATGTTCACAGCTGTTATTCATTCACCAGCTTTCTTTGTTTTACCTGCTTTAGCCTCTTGCATACTATCCCATAATTATAATATTGTTTTAAGTACATTCAAATATTTAATTTCTTCAGATGTAAGATTATATCTAACACCATAAGCTAATACATACGGCTTATTATTTAATGACCTAATTTTAAAAGCCTTTTCATCTTCTGTGCCTTCCCATAAAACCAACTTTAATGTTTCAGTAGGTATACCTATCTTGATAGTCCGCATATATGTACCTCCATTTTTTGTTTTGCATATTAGTGTTTATATGTGTTATCGCTTCACATTGATTTTTATGCCATTATCATTCCACAGTTTACTAAATATTTTTAATTGCTTTATTAAGCTGATTATTATTTATTTTAATGATTTTCTACTCATCTTGTTTATTCTGTTCCTCCGCTAATCTATCAATATATGACTGAACCTTTGAAACATTCCACAAAACACGCCGACCTATTTCCACTCTTGCTTTTGCAAGTGTTCCAACCTCAACTGCCGATGGTCTACCACAATCTAATAAATCCTGCAAGCCTTCTGTTGTTACACAAATCTTATCAATGTTTCTTGCTTCTCCGTTTGTTTTTGTTGTTCTCATAGTTATTACCTTTTTAACCTTTCTGTGTTTGTCGTTATTTCTTAACTTCTGTGTATAGTATAACATATTGTAATACATATGTAAATAGTAAATTTAAAAAAAATTAAAAAATAATTTTGCAATTTAAAAATTCTTCCTGTAGGTCATTAATATCTCGTTCATCTGTATATACAAGTTCTTTTATATTCTACCCAAACTATAACCGTCAATTATATATTTATCTAATTCACGTTTCATAATTCGCTTTGTTTCTTTATCTTTGTGTACCCATATTCTTCCTAATGCTTGAGCACTTATTTTATTCTTTTGCTCAGCGGTTAAATGTTTACCATTCATAGTTCCAATTTTTCCATATCTAGGATTATTTTTCCCAGCTAATTTACCTTTCATAGAATTTGAAAATTTATCAGCTCTACTGCCATAATTAACATTATACTTCCTATCACACCATTCAAGATTATCAACATAATTATTATGCTTGTTTTCGTCAATATGATTTATTTCAGAATAATTATTATCATTGTGAATAAAAGCATTAGCTACAAGTTTATGCACAAGATAATTTTTATATTTTCCGCTATTACATAATCTTACAGTTAAATAACCTCTATTATTTAACTGAGATAACACTATGCCCTTCACAAACAATGTATTTTCATTCCTTAAAACATATCTGTCTAATGATTTAACCCTTCCGAAATTACTAACCTGATATAGTCCCTCATAACCTTCAATATCTTTCCAAATTTCTTGCATATTATTTCTCCTTAAAATGTTATCTTAATATTTTCAAATTCATTGTAAGTGCATTCATTTATATCCTTTCTATTTGATGGTAATATTATTTCTTTTATAATTTTATTAGTTATATATTTTTTAAGTCTTATTCTAGCTTTGATACCAGCAGAATCATTATCTGTCGCTAGTATAAATGTTCTATTAGGCATATCATTTAATTGGCTAAACTGTAAATCATTTCCAAGACCATTAAGAGCTACAGCATATTTATCACAATGAGTCCAGATAGTTATTGCATCAATCATAGATTCACAAATATATATTTCTTTTGGAAATTCATCTAATTGATATAACTCGTATAAACCGTATAAAGGTTTTTCCACTCCTTGTGGATAACTAAAGAATTTTGTGTTTACACTTCGTCTGGCAATGAATAAACAATTACCATTTTTATCTCTTATAGGAAATGTGATACACTCTGTTTCTTTATCATAACCAACATCAAAAATCTCAATAACTCTATTATCCATCTTTCGTTCATACATATAAGGATGAATATATCTATATTTGTCTAATTCTTCTTCTGAAATATATGGCGAATCTTTCCCCACACCCAGATAGCTAGATTTAGCCCTTGAACTATAATGTACATCAGAGCTATTGAAACTATCGTGAATAGAGCCACTTCCATCAGCATATCTATTAGTATTACGAAAATCCAAAGTATTCCTTCTAACATTTATTCCCTCCAATATATTAGGTCTTGTTTCAATTTCAACTGAGTTGAATCTCTTAACAAGCCAATTTTTTCCAAACCTTCCTGCATCGTTATAACCGAATAATTCAGACACCATTTCTTCTATAGAACCACTCCACCCACAAGCAAAGCAGTGACATTTATCTTTTTCTCCATTCACGCCAAATGACGGTTTCCTTTCCTGTCCTTGCTTATGGAATGGACAGTTCGTCTGAATATTAGACCCATTGGGTCTAAATATGTGAAATCTATCTATCCCACGAATAGCTAATTCCGACTTTAGCACGTTGAGAATAGTCTGAGTATCCGTCTGCAATATTATATCATCTAATCGTAACATTAATATTCCTCCCCACTAATCTCAACGTCAGCATAGCGTCTCCTTAATTCTTGAGCTTTTTCCTCATCTTGCTCACCCTTTTCAGGTTGTGGAATGTATTCAAAAGTTCCCTTATCAGTATCCCATAGATACACCCATTTAAGTCCAACTCTCGCATTTCTGGACTTAACATTCTGTATCTGCAAGCCTACTTCTTTCTGCTGTATTGAAAGAACCACAGACGCATTATAAGCTATTCCATCACTGTCCCTAATATTCTCCAACTCTAAATCTTCATTCTGTGTTCCTGCTCTATTGGACTGAACGACTACTAATATAGGTATGCCTAAATCAATGCTTAATTGCATCAAATCTTCACTGATATTGGTTAACTGAGTAGTCTTATTATCGCCACGCTGCATACGTTCATCCTTGATATAGCTAATACCATCCACAGCTAATATATCCAATTCATTATTCTGACACCAAGTCTTCAGCTTGCTAACTGTAACCTTATTATCAAAATCACGCAAGGAGCTAACATAGAATGGAGTATCTGACTGTGATAAATGATTGATATACTTACCATAGCCTTGTATGTCATCACCTCTGTATAATGCTTGGGAGCTTATGTTTTGATGTACTGTATCAAATCTAAATCCTGTTTTATTTGCGGACATTTCAGGTTCTACCAATCCTACTCGCATCTTCATCTTCCAGGCGTGTTCAAGCATTTTGATAATAACCCAAGATTTTCCTTGACCAGTTCTTGCGAATAACACTACTAATTCTTCTCCACGATGCCAACCGCCTAAATCATCATCAATCTCCTTGAATCCACTAGGAATAAATTTAATATCTTTATTCTGTTTAGTGTCTTGCCATTCCTTGAAGCGGTCTTCACTGTGCTTTATGATATCAACACCTATAGAATCTGTATTTATATTTAGGTCGTCCATATGTGACTTCAAGTAATCCACAGCTTCATATGAATCCGTCTGTAATAATTCAGCCAGCTTTGTAATTATTGGAACTGATTTGGAATACAAGTGTTCTTCACGGAAAGTCTTAACGAGGTATTCGTCAGATTCATTCACATTCAATATATCAAATTCAGGGAAATCTGAAAGAAATGTCTCCTTGTCAGGAACATTACCATACTTCGCTATATGTTCTGCTATGTATTCATATTCCTCGCTATACTGGTTGAAATAATCAGCTGTAATATTATTATCTTGCAGGATAGATATGCTTTTACTATCAAGTATTCTGTTAATTATCTGTAATTCTACCATTTACTGCACCTCTTATCATTTTCTTTTAATTCTATAATCGTGGAGCAATTATAAATTCGACTTGCTAAACGTTCTCCTAACATATCCTGCAATTCATTGAAATCCCTGTTACTTGTATATATGTTACTCTTTCCAGCATTAATTCTTCCGTCTATGTACTGTAGCAGTATTTGATGTTCATATCCTGTCGCTGTATTATCACCAATATCATCCCATATCACTAAGTCCACGGAACTAATCAAGTTACAAAGCTCCTCAAAGCCTTCTACCTTTTGTGAAATAGAACGCTTACAAGAATAAAGAAAATGTGGAACATTCACATATAAGGCTCTACATTCAAGACAGCTCTCAGCCCATATTTCATCAAAATACCTATACATTAGTCGCATTGCCCAACTTGTCTTACCATTACCACAATTATGAGAATAAAGATATAAATTATTCCCACCTGTAATAAATTCCAAAATATTATTACTGATATCAGTCAGACGTTGGAAACTTTTTAAATCTTTGTCACCACAAGATAAAGGCTTATATTCCCATAAGGCTTCAGGAGCTCGTGATAAATGGAATAATGTATATACAAGGTTGTAGCGAATACAACTCTCTGAACATTTATTCCTACATTTATCTGTATACCAACACTTATTAATATTCATCTTTTTCTTCCACCATTCCTAAATAGTTTTGGGTCTTCCTCAAGGATTCCAATGTAGCGTCTATAGTTTCTCGTTGATGTTCTAACAGCTTAATTGTAGAATTGAGCTCCTCAGGTAGCACTGCCGACCAATATCCATCTGAAGTGGTTGAGCATATAGGATATCCATCGTCACGTAAATACTGAATCAATTTTCTCATCACTCTTGGACTAACTCCTACTAGATAAGCTAAATCTTTACAGTTCACTGCATTTTGTCTTCCATTGGGTATATGGTCAAGAGTTAAGCTCTTGAGATAGGTTAAATTATCATTACTTTTCATCCTCATCTTTGTCACCTCGCTTTCCACATAAAATCAAAATATCTAATATTGTCATAACCCCAGCTGCTAACGCAAGTAGCAATAATCCAATATCACCTAAATTCATATATTTTTTCCTCCTTAAAATTCAAAGTTCTGTTCAACCTGTGATTCCTGCTCATTTATAGATACCCTGTAGCTACTAGAATTTCGCGTATTCTCGCCTTTTAGCCACGCAGGGTTTATATTTACATAACCCCTATCTAAAGATAGCTGTATGGCGTTAATTTGCGTTGTCTGATTATATTTAGCCAATACACTCAAAGTCGCATTTATCTTTTCATTAGTAACTAGCCTGCCGTTATCAATTAGCCCACTAAAAAATGTACATACCAAGTCTATAACATTTTCATCTAAATCATATTCAAGACCTTTCCTAGTGATGTACTCGATTTTAGCATCTTTTTTAGAATTTTTTTTATTTTTTATTTTTTTAGTATTTAATTCTTTAGTATTTTGTTTTTTAGTATTTAATTGTACTTGGTTTTCTATAGGTTGATTTTCAAGGGGTTGATTTTCTAACGCTTGTTTTTTATTTCCTTGTTTGCTTATATCCTGTGGTTGTTCAAACACATTATACACATATTCAATACGTCCTGATTCAGTTTCGTTCGGCATCAATTTATCAATACGAATATATCCAAAATCTTTTAATTCCTTGATGGCAGATTTAACAGATGTTTCGTTTTCTTTACATATTGCTACAAGACCTGCAAGTGAATAATCCCAATCATCTGGTAGTGATAACATTACCGAAAGAAGCCCTTTTGCTTTTAAGCTCATATTTTTTTCTTTCAGATGGTAATTACTCATCACTGTATAATTTTGATTTTTATGTGTCCTAAATATTGCCATATGTATTTCCTCCTCAAAATTAAAAATCCTTGATATAATTAGGTGTATTCTTCTATATGATTGTAGTATAGACAGGTAACAAATCATAAAGGGGATGTAGTGAATACACCTAATTATATCAAGGATTATATTTTCTAATATTTTTTATTTAATTGTCTTACCTGTCTATACTACGATAATAACACATTCCTTGTTTAATTACAACATTAATTTTATTTAATGTTTTCTAATTCTTCAATCTGTGCGTCTACTTCTGCATTTAATTTAGCCCATAACTGCTCACGAGCATCTGCTACATTGTCAATCTGTGACACGTCCCATTCTTCCTCAGCAATGAACTTAAAATAGTTATCTCTCTTTTTAATTGTTGCTCCTGAGGTGTAGCGTAAAGATACAACCTTAATTTCACCATTAGATTTTTCAACTTCTTTTTCTGTTGCTTTCTTTTCCTCTGATACTTTTGTACCTGACTTTGATTTTGGCTTATTTTCGGCTTTTTCTGTTTTAGTTGTAGATTTACTAACCTTTTCATCTTTCTTCTTGTTTTGAGCTGGTTTTTTAGTTTCTGTTGTAGGACTTGCGGGTACCTTTTCTTCTGGTGGATTCATTGCTCCTTCTACAGCGCCTTCCTTAGTATCGTTCTTATCATCTTCTGTTGGTGCTATATCTGGTTCAGTTTTTTCTACCTGCACGGATTCTGTTCCAGCTTCATATCCTGCACATTTCTCACAACTTATAACATTTCCTTCCATTTCCATCTGGATACCATCGCATCCTTTGCAATATTCATCATTGACATCTCCTGCCCACTTACATTTTAACATTTTTAATTCCTCCTAAATATTTTTTATTTCTTTTTAGTTACTCTCAAAGTGTGAATTGTTTTTGTTATTTTAGCCTTAACTAAATCATTCGGGTCAAAATCTCCATTATAGATTAATTTTTCCAATGCATCTTCATCAATATACTCTTTCTGCTTAATTACTGTAGCCAATAAAGGTCCACCCAATTTAGATTTAATAATTTCGATGGCTAAATCTTCATTCAAGGATTCTTTATTTGTTACAGATAAAGAAGCAGTATATTTATCTGATGACGCATTATTAAGGTTATGCTCCTGCATATAAGACTTGATATTCTCATTCAGAGCATTATTGGATTTCTTTAAGGCATTTTCTTTGTCCTTGCCTTCCTTATAATCATCAATCATCTGTTCCAGTATTGATGGACTTGTTCCATTACGTCTACTCATTTTATTTGTCCTCCTTCTTCTTTCCTAAGATTCTTGTTCCACGCTGTCCCCAACTATTAATAGCATTGAACTCCGCCATACAGCCCTTATACTCATTACGAATTGCCTGCTTGAATACTTCAAGAGCCTGCACAGCATCATACGTGAAAAATCTTGTTCCTCTTCCATCTGTAGTATACTCTGGAAGACTTAATCCAACTGGTTTTTCATAGCTGTCATCTTCCCACCATTTATACCACATTTTAAGCGTTTTGGTGGAAACATCTATAATCTGTGCTGCCCTAGCAGTTGAAAAACGTTCCTGCACTTTATATCACCTCCTTTCTAATACTTCACTGTCTAGTGTCCTAGTGCTATAGCCATATTCTTTTCATCCTGTTCTTTAGCTATTTCAACTAATTCATCAAATGTGGTTTCTTTTTCGAATGCCATATCTTCAAAGTCATTTTTAAAGGTGTAAACTTTAAAGAATTTTCTATTGATTTTAGCAGCATATGCATATATTCCATTACTGTAATTTCTAACTGGCTCTACTAACCAATCTTTTAAATATACTACTTTATTATTATCAACTACCAGCACTGGGTTACCCTTGATGTATTTAATATTATTAGTGATGATTGTTACATTGTCATCATCAACATAATGATTAAATGTGAAGTATTTATTAGATTTCTGTTTAACTTCTCCGAAAAACTTTTCGATATGTTTTGCTTTTAAGCTCTTAAGATATTCACTGTATTTACTCATATTTATTACCTCTTTTCTTTCTTAACTTCAATTATATTGTAATACATATAGTTAAAAATTGCAAGTATTTTTTATAAATTTTTTAAGATAATAGGAAGTTAATATCATCAACAGATATTTTTCCATCAACTAGAGCTTCTGCCATATGACCTTTCTTTTTCACTAATTCTTCTATACGTTCATCAATCGTATTTTTGCAAACTAGTGTGATTACATTAACTGTTCCCTGCGTTCCTATTCTATGAGCTCTATCTTCTGCCTGTGCTTTTAATGCCATATTCCAAGGGCTATCAAGGAATATAACATTTTGAGCTGCTGTAAGAGTTAAACCTGTACCCATAGCTCCTATTGTTCCAATTATAATTTTACAATTTTCATCAGACTGGAATCTGGTGACTTCATTCATTCTATCATCTGTCTTGATACCACCTGTGATATAAGCAGGATTATAAGCAGATAACTTCTGCTTTGCTACTGATGTCATAGATTCCCAGTTTGAGAAAATAATAACCTTCTGACCACTTGATATAATTTCTTCAACCAACTGCAACATTCTGTCCATCTTAGCTGATTCTTGTACTGTATCGGACAGAATACCTGTCCATCCTGTAGCTTGTCTTAATCTAATCATCATAGATAAAGGATTATTTGCGAATTTAATTTGTTGTAGTTCACTCATCACACCACTATAAACTTCTTTATATATTTGAGCTTGTTTAGGTGTCATATCTACATATTCAATCTTCCTAATTTTCTCTGGTAAGTCTAAAACCTCAGTCTTTAATCTTCTGAGCATTACTTCGCTCATTAAAGCTCTTATTTCCTCAAGGTTCTTATAGCCAATGATTTCAGAACCACCCCAGCCACCTAATGTGCAGTAGTGTTGCTTGAATTGATAGAAGCTATGCTGTTCATACCCTAACCAATGTAGCGGGAAGTATAAATCCAGTGGTTTATTCATAAGTGGTGTTCCACTCATTGCCACCATATAATCTGCTGTCACATTAATCATTGCTCTACTCTGTAGTGATGTTGGTTCTTTGGACTTATGGCACTCATCAAAGGCTATCATAGATATAACTCCTTTATCACATAGCTCTTTTAATTTTTCTGCAATAGGGAATTTATATTTAGTTTTGCTAACTTTCTCTGCCATTGCTCTCAAGGTCTCGATATTAGTAATTAAATATCTACAGTCAGGTAAATTATTCAAATCATCTAATTTATCCTTATTAGTTCCCTCATATGCTTTTCCAGTTCTTTTTCTGTATCTTGTTCCAAGAACCCATCCTTTTTCGTCTGAATGTGTTTCAATTTCAGACTGCCAGTTATACTTCAGAGAATTAACTCCACATATGATAAGCACTTTATTAATATTTTCGGTTTTTTCCAAACAACCAACTAAATCTATAATCTGCTTTGTTTTTCCTAAGCCTTGGTCGTCACATAGCAAGAATCTTTTTTTATTTAGACCAAATCTAACACCATCAAGCTGGTGTGGAAAAGGTTTTGTTTTAAAGGTATAATCCTTAGGTATATCCACTGCAAATTGTTCTTTCCTTAAATCTTCATATACGCCTGATATATGAATTTCTTCATTTTCGAATTTATTGCATAATCCGATAATACTTGTTACAGGTATCTCCCATACTCTTGTATCAGGGTGATAAACTCTAATCCCTAATGACTTGATATAGTTTATAATCATTCCATTATATGGAAAAGCTACAAAAGCACTCTTGGTGACTAATATATTATCTTTCAATTTGTCTGGTGAATCTATTTTTATATCAATCATTTTAATCCTCCTTACTTCTTATTCCTGAACGTTTGTCCAGGAATAAATTATTCTAATAATAGTAATAGAAATGTTCAACTGCTAATTTAATAGCTTTTCTTAATCCACATTCCATATCTGAGAAATCACTCCATCTATCTGTTCCAAATAATAAAAGTCCAATATTATGAACCCAACCATTAACATCTGTTATTTTAATATCATTTTCACCTAATACTTCGATTTTAAATTCAATATCTTTATCATAATCATTTGTAAGCACGATAAGATTACGAGTGTTTTTTACGACTTCCCATTTAATTTCATTGTTTTCATTTTCCTTATTAATTATAGTTAAAATTTGTTTCTTTGTCATATTAATTACCTCAACTTTCTTTGTTTTCATCTTATGATTGTATTGTAATACATATAAAATAAAAATGCAAGTGTTTTTTCAAAAAAAAATAAAGGGAATATAAAATTCCCTTTATCCTATAATTGTTGTTGAATTTATGCTTGATATGCTATCAATGAATTTATGGAAGATGTTTCTTTCATTCGGGTCAGAGCAAGTGTGATACAACTCGCTTATCATCTTATAAGTTGAATCTAACATATTATTCAGATTAGCTATATTCCTATCTCTCATATAAGTTACAAATAAGTTCTGAATATCAGATATTTGCTCGTCTATATTGCTTTCAGGAACCAAATCAACTTTTTCACCCAATTTATCCCGCACAATATATAAACTAGCTAATTTGCTACAAGCTGTATAGGTAGTTTCTCCTTGTTCTAACTCTTGTATTGCTTCTTCTATATCCTTAATATCTAGCATATATTCACTCCAATTTTCGCTATTTTATGTTTATATTTTTTGTGCAGTTCATCTTGACACAGATATATAGCATCCAAGTCATAATCTATGGCTTTCAACTTCAAGCCTTCACGTTCTGCACATTTCAATTCACCATCTACATCACAGATTAATTCCTTAACCTTACAAGCAGCAGCGATTTCACCTATATCACATAGCTCCTTATACATTGATTCATATAAGGACTTTGTTTCCTTCTCCCAGTCAATCCAGGTAGCTATTCCAGTTTGCAAAGCGTTCTGCCTTGTAGCACTATCAACATCCATACGACTGTAATTATACCAACTATCAGGTATAATCTTAGGAGTATTAATAGGTTCTTTTCTTACTAACTTATTATAATGATTGATGTAGTACCGTTGTACTTTTCGCATACAGTAGGACTCACATAAGTAATGGTATTCGTGACATCTCTTGTATCCGTGAAGACTTAGAAAGTCATAAAAGTTCGCCAGCTGTTCGTGTATCATTAAGCCTTTAATCTGATGTCCGACTATTTTGGAAAAAATCTCATCCACGGTCATTCTTCACTACCTCCATTCTATTAACAGATTTTAGTTACTACTATATTTGTGTCAGCGGTAATAGCTACTCCAGTGTTAATGAATTGGAGAATAGTAGGTGCATCACAGCAACAGCAAGAATTATTATCTCTGACCTGTACTAATGTTGTTATTGGTACATTCACTGATGTTGTAGTAGTAGCTCCTGTGATTGTTGTTGTAGCCTGTGGCTGAGGAACTCCATTCTTTGTCATTGCAATGGTAACTGCACCAGCAGTTCCTGCTAAAGCAGTGGCATTAAAGATGACCTCATATACGCCACATTTATTAAGCTGAATAGAATTAACACCACTCAACTCTGCTGTTTGTCCTTTCTTCAAGGTTACACCTGTAAATGGGACTATTCCTGTTGTTGCAGGAATTGATTGATTTCTAGCATATGCTTCTATCATATTCTTAACTCCTTTCTAATTTAAAAAAGAGGAAATACTATATTAGCACTTCCTCTGTGATTGACGTACTAATACGCTCGGTTACTTATGAAATTAAACATTCTGACACCCACAACCTGTACTGAATACTGGATTGAATCCAGCTGTATAAGTTGTTGCGTTCGGATATCTGATTACACCACACATAGCTGACTGAAGCTGGAGCTGATTAACCTGTGCCTGTAATGTTTCAATCTTATTCTGCTGGATAGCATCAAGCACTTTCTGAGTCTGCTCAGTTGTATTTGCATTGATAGCAGCCGTATTGATTGCACCATTATAATTTACTCCATCAATAGCTCTCTGTGTTGTGCAGCAACATTCAGCTAACTGCTGCTGTGTTGTACCGAAGTTTCTTAATGTTTCATATCCGAGATTGCAGATACCATTCTGTAATCCCATATAATCTGCCTGTAAGCTATCACTTAATCTACCTACTGAGTTCTCAAGGTTGTTGAAATTCATAGCATTACATAATCCAGCTTCTGTGACTGGTTCTCCATTCATTGCAGGACCTCTGTTTCCAAAGAATCCACCTCCACCAATGAGTAAGAGAATTAATAAGGCGAAAATCCACATTCCGCCATTTCCACCACCGAACATCCCATCGTTCTTATCTGTAACGGCTGCGATGTCAGCTAAAGATACACCTTCGTTCATAGCGAATCTCCTTTCATTAATTTTAATTTTATGTGAATTTGCAAATTCCTATTTTAATAATTTCATTAATTCGTTCACGTCAATTCCTTGTTGCTTACAGATGTTTCTTACCATCTGTTCCGCATTCATCCCTTTTCCCTGAAGCATTGACATTATATTTTTAACCTCACCTATATTATTCATCATAGATTTAGCTCTATTTAGTACTTGTGAGTTTACCTGTTGTAGTGGATTTTGGTTCTGAAATAAGCTGCTTGCCATTATCTAACACCTCCTGTTTGAATTGTTCGAATTCTGCTCTACTAATAAAGTCGTTACCTTGATTAGTAGGCTGTTCTATTGGAGCAAATCCAAAGGTCCTAATCGTTGGAAACCCTGCTCCATCAGTAGATTTTATATACATTATATCTTCACTACTGTCAAATAATGCAACTGTGCTATTAGGCTGCATCTGATATGCCTTAGCGCCATCCATTCCTGTAACTCTTATAAGATTATTAACCATCTGATTCTGCATTGCATTATAATTATTCATATAAGGGTTAGATGGGTTCATTGGACTGTTTAGTGTGTATGGATTGGTCATCATTAATGGATTTGTATTCATCATTGCCATTTCCGAACTCCTTTCTGATATAATCATTAAATATAAGCAAGCCCTTAGTTAGGATGACAGGGTCTAACTTATATACATCATTTCTGTCCATTTTGTTCATCCTCTATTTCCAATACTGCTACAAGTACTCTAATAATATGAAGGACTGGTATATCCTGCAGAGATTTATGTTGAATTAATAACTTCAAAAACTCTCTATTCATATACCAGCCCTCCTTTCTCTCTTGTTATACTTAAATTGTAACAAAAAAGACACATTATACAATGTGTCTTAAATGTAATAAAAATGTATTAAAAATGTAAGGGATTAGAGAACTTTAATAATTTTCTTGTTTACTTTCTGACTTAAGCGTCTAGCATAATCAATAGATATACAGAGTTCATCGGCTATTGTCTCAAGTGTTTCACCTGAACTTCGTCTCTCGAATAATTCACGTTCCAGATTCACGAAGTTGCAGTTCTTCCGTAAGTATTCAAGCTCGGGTGCTGTGAAATCTGATATAATCATACCCTTCTCCTCCGTCTGTTCCTATTCCTATTAGTCGCCCCAGAACGGTGAGGCGGTCGTCTTGTACGTCTGACAACAACTCTAACAGTTTTAGTTGCTCTTGCCATTTATACTAACCTCTCCTTCATCATTAATTACAGCATTACCATTATCCTCACTATCAGCATCATAAGTAGTAGTTGTTGTATTTTCCGTTGGTAGATTCCAAGCATATAGCCAAGCAATATTACTAGCGAAAAACATAATCAACACAATTATAAATGCTATGAACCATTTTCGCATATTTGATTTAAGCTGATGTAGAAGTTCCATTGCTAATGTATTATCTTCCATCTTTTGCGTCCTCCTCTAAATCTTTTATTCTATAGTTACTTGATTTAATTTTGTTATCTAATAGTTCTACAGCCCCTTCAAGCTGATAGACACGTTCAATCATATTGTTATGCTTATCTTGCTTCTCTTCAAGTTTACTCACTCTGTATTCTATTAGTTCACTAATATCTCGATTATGCTTACGATTCTGCAGCCAAACTCCTAAGATTGTTCCACCACAAGTAATTAAAGCCACAACTATTTCTACCACTAACTAAATCTCCTTTGTTCTCTTGAGTCTTATCCATTTTCCGTCGTGCTTCCCACCCATTATTTTGCCATACGAAGTTTTATTTACTTTTTTGATTTGGGATAAAGCTACAACAGTATTTTTTGACAATGTTGCGATTTTCTTTGTCTTTGTTAATATTCTAGGTTCTTTTCTTACAACCACACCCTTAACTGTGGTCTTTACTTTCTTAACTGGCTTCTTGATAAGGAATAAATATTTAACATATTTTTCCCAAGATTCTCTGTTGGTTGTTTCACACGCACCGCCACTATTCCAAGGGTCATAGATATAAATGTGGTCGTTAGTCACCTTACGAATAAAGACATAATGACCTGATGTGGTCCAGATTGATTTTCCCATACAAGCTATTCCAACATATTTATCTGACTTAATCTTTTTTAAAAAATCAGTAACAACTTTGCTATCTTTCTTTCCATATAAAGAAGTATAATTAAGCTGTGTTGAATCTGTATATCCATAATGCTTCAATGCCTTAATCATTCCGCTGTAATATGTGCCACTTCCGTGACAAGAACATCCATTATCTTCCATCCACTTTGCAGTTTTAGCAGGAGTGATAGATGGGACTAAATCATACACTGCATCAGCTATTGATGTTGGACCACAGCCTTGTGCTGAAATAGTACCTCCTGAGTAGTAGTTACTTTTCCATTTAGAATCATTTTGTTTAAAATTCTTATATCCCATTACTCTTCCTCCGTGAATGCTTTAATGATTAAATTCCAGATAGCTGTTAGACCTGCAGAACCAAAGGCTATAATAGCTGTCTTTGCATCAACATTTCCTAAAGCCTGAACAGCTACAACACCCGCAGCTATAAAAGTTTTAGCTGTTCTTACCAAGATATCAACAACTTGCTTTTTAGTAATTTTAGATAATTTCATATAGTAACCTCCTATTCTTTTTTAATATTATAACATATTATCCATAAAAATGTATAGTTTAAATTTCTAATCTAAGAACCAGTCAAAATCTAGGTAAATAAATTCTGGACCAGTAACAGGTCCAAACCATCTGAATTTTATAGTGCCTGTCTCATTCACAAATACAATTGCATAATGTTCATTCTTGCCAGAGCTAGGATATAGTGTAGTCTGGAAAGATTTCTTTGGCGCATACTTTTTATCAATATAAAGATATCCAGTAGAACCATCACTATTACTGCAGTATTCGTGCATTCCCAGATGAACTTTATTTCCTATCATTCTTATATAAGGTTTAGTTATAGATGATTCTGGAGGTCCTGTGGTAAATCCCATATCCTTACTCGTGACTAAATCCTGTCTTTCTCCTGTATCTAGATACCATACATTGGCTACTTGTTCTATTGTTTCGATAGATAAACCATTAATCTTCACTCTATACAGAACTAAGTCATCTTCTAAGTAATTCTCATCAAACAAGCTATTATCAATATATTCTGGGTCAACATAGTCAGCCCCAGCTGTGCCTTCAATAACTTTTAATTCAGCTTTCTCAATTCCTGTAGAAGAATCCTTAGAATAATGTATGACAATTAAGTCACATCTTTTTGACCCTGCTAAACCTACACTAATATCTAATTCTTCGTAGTCGTTAGTGTTCATACCCATTAATCTTCCTTGGTTAATAGCATATCCGCCATTAATTCTAATTAATGTATTACTTTTAAGTTCATAGCTTAACTGCTTACCAACACTCAGTACATACTTACCTCCTGTGGCTAAAGATGCAGCATTTAATACAGCATCTTGCTGAGATGTGATATGTGGTTTTCCTGTATAGCCTGTTACTATTTCCAAAGCCATAATTAATATTACCTCCTTAAATTAGTTTATATTTGGTGTGTTCTCGTTACCCAGCTCATATTGTATCGAAATACTACCACTATCAATGGTCACAATCTTTTTAGATATAGAAGATGTGACTGCTATATTAGTAATACTTTCAACTGCACCTACTACATCCCCTATATCATATTCATACTCATCTGAATCCAATGAGATGTTCACACTATCCAGACTCCAATATTCTTGAAGTTTAGCTATACCATTTGCTACAAGGTTAGCGAAGTGGTCATACACCTTATTATAGAATCCTCCAACCCAGAAGTATGGTATAATTTCTTTATCATATTTCTCATAAAATGTATTAGCCTTAAATTCAGGGCTGCTTGAAGCTTCACTCTTATATCTGTATATAGTGCTATCGAATACAGGAGCTTTTTCTCTGGTGTACTGTGTATAGAAAGGTCTGTACTTACTATTTTTCCAACTCCTAAAATCAGACATCTCTGCTTTATTATTTTTGTCCTTCACAAAGTCAGATATCTTTACTTTCTTCTTATTTACAAGTTCTTTTTTCTTTAATCTACAAGTATAATCTTTCCTGGTAAATTCTTCTATCTTAATGTCGTGGTAAGTAACTTCCCATTTATTCCATACACCATCTCTTTTCTTCTTGAATACATAAGTATAATCCCAATGTTCTACTTCTATGTAGTAGTTACCTTTATTGCTGCTCCAATCAGTAGGTTTTTGTGTTTGCTTTTTATAAATATTATAATTAACACCTTCAACTGACTTATATTCTTCAGCAACACCATCCGTCCAGTAATAGTAGTAATCTTTATAATTAGTGTTCCAATCTATTGGTTGAGAACGCAACAAAGGATATGTGGTATCCGTGACGATAAAACTGTCATCTACACTCTTATAAGTATCTCCGTCTAAATAATAATAGCTCGCATAAGCATAATTCCAATTATCTGGTTTAGTTGTCAATAAACTATAAGACTGCTCGAACTCTCTTTCTATCTCTTCATACGTATTATTCTTAGAATTATATCTATAATACTTAGTGAATACATAAGGTTGTTCCCAATTATCTGGTTTAGTTGTTAAAATCTCGTAGTTTTCTGCAGTTTGGGCATTACCATAATCATATACTTGGCTATTATCTTTAACCCCAGTAAAAAGCTGATTTCTATTGTCAAGTATGTATTGACTATCCTTAACTGGAGTATCAACTGTAGTGTATGGCTGTACAGTTCCACTTGCGTCTGTGAATAATTCAATGACATTTCTGTCTTTTAAATCACCGCTTCCCAAACAGTATAAGTGATTGATTGGATTGAAATGCTTATTAATTTCAATAGCCATATCACTGGTATCCCACTCTTCATTCTTTGTGTAGTCAACATAAGGGATTGCGGATAACTTAACTCTTCCTTTTGAATATACTATATTTAATTTTCCACCAAATTCTGAAAGCATCTTTCTGAGTCCTTGATATAAACCTATATATCTAGGGAACTTATAGTTGTGAACCTGTATAGTGCTTTCTTCATCATTAGCAACAAATAAACTACCTAATCTACATCTTGTAAGTAATTGTGCAATAATTTTATTTGCATCTCCGTCTACAATTAAGTGGTCTTGACCTTTATCTGGGACAATTATCTTACGGTCAAGAATACCGTGCCAAGTTCTTCCATTATACTTAACTGTTCTATTAGCTGTATTTGGATTAATACTATCAATCATTCCACCATATTCAGTATCTTCAATGTATATATAGCAGTTTTCTTTCAGACAGGCAGCTTCAATACTCATCTCAAGTTCAAAGTCGTTTTCATCTTTACCGAAAGCTAAATCTAATCCATACTCAAGTATTACCCCTAAATCATTTCTATTTTCGTCTGTATATATTAAGTCCACTTTGGTTCACTCCTATTCTCGAATAATTCTACATCAAAGGAATATGCTCCATTCCATCCAACTACATTAATACCCACAGGTATTTTCTTGAAAGCATAGAAATCTCTAAATCTATTATTGAATAGATTTATTATATCACCATTATTCTTGACTTTATATACTTTTTTATTAACTGAGTTAATCACCAGTTTCTCACCCGTAAGTAATTCTACATCATTAACTCCATAATTCCAATCTCCAATACTAATGATAGGGTTTTCACATTTACCATAGATGATAATTTCAAAATCAGAATCAGCATATCCATCATTATTAATACTTCTATATGTAATACTATTGGTATAGTCGTATATATAGTCATATGGATAATCTAGCATATTAGTAGCTGATTGACCAGTATTACCATCTATCTTATCTTGTCTAGTACCATAATGGAATATATTAGATGTCTTCCAACTACCATCAGGTGAAATCAGATTAAAATCTACTGTTGTATTAAGTACTTCCAAGTATTTATTCGGCTTACTGCTTGCATATACATAGCAATCTAGATAGTAGCTATCAACATATAATCTTCCTGGTGACATTTTTGAAACATCCGCATCAAAGAAAGATGTTAAGTATTCAATATTGTATCTATAGTTTTCTTCACTTGTTCCTTTAACTCTGATACTAAACTTCTTTGTCACCATACTTCTACTAAAGGAACTAATTCGTGGTCTGACTGTTCCTTTAGTAGTATTATTCCAAGTATAATCAAATAAGTCAGTATCTGTAAGCATTAAGTAAGGATAAGTAATTAAGTCCAGCTTTTCACCTTGTGAATTAACATAATAAATCTTCACTATACACTAACCTCCCTTACTAATCTTCCAAACTGTCTATTACCAACTGATACACCTATATTAGCATCTACGAAAGCATCTGTTGTAGCTTGTGCCATCTTATCATAGTCTATTCCTGAATAGTAGCCACCACTCAGTGTCATTGTAGTATCTAATTTCTTCATTCCATATCTAATGTCTCTATTAATCTGGTCCATAGGGTCTTCTTTATTAAATCCAACCCATATACCTTGAGCAATGAACTTACCAACTTGGTCCCTCATAAGTTTTGACGGTGAAGCAATTCCAAAGAAGTCTTTGATGCTGTCTACTACACCACCAAAGAAACCTGATATCTTATCTCTAAGCCACGCTCCTGCATTTTTGATACCATTCCATAAACCTTTTATGAGGTTTAAACCAATATCTGCCATATCACTTAGATAATCACCAAATCCATCTATTAATGCTTTTATGATAGCTGGAATTGCTGTTATAATTTTAGCGATAATTTGTGGCAAATTCTTAATAATTGATATAAGAAGTTTAAAGCCAGTTGCTATAATCTTAGGTATAGCACCAACAAGTGCTCCAATAATACCTGCTATAATCTTAGGTATTGCTTTAACAATAGTAATTATAATCTGAGGTAAAGCATCTACTAGAGCTGTTATAAGTTTAAATCCAGCATCTACAATATCGGGTATACAATCAAATAATCCATTTAATAGTGCAGTTATAAGAGGCGGTATTGCTTCAACAATAGTATTAATTATTTCTGGTAAGTTGTCCACTAATGCTCCAATAAGTTCAACACCAGCATCTATAATATCTGGTAAATGGTCCTGTATAGCATTAACCAGATTAGTTATAATTTCTGGAATAACTGCAACAATAGTATTAATTATTTCAGACAAATTGTCAACTAAGGCTGTTATAAGTTTAACACCAGTATCTATAATATTCGGAATACAAGCAAGTAATCCATTTACTAATGCGTCTATAATTGGTGGTATTGCTTGAATCAATGTAGGTATAGCTTGAAGCAGTCCATCTACAAGGGCAGGTATTATACTCACAACTGTAGACACTATATTTGGAATCTGACCTGTAATAAACAGTAATACTTGTGTTAAGTAATTAATCGCAGCATCAAGTATTGTAGGTAATGAACCTATTAGGGCTGTTGCTAGTTGGTTGACAAGTGTAAGTACCATATTCATAATACTAGAAGCACCGTCCCCACTGAAAAATTCACTTAAAGAATTGTATAAGTTTGGAATCTTCTCTAACACGATGTTAAGTAACTGATTTAATACCTTTAATAATGAAGGTATTGCTGCAGCAATACCTTGTACTAATGTTAGTACTATATTTGTGCCTGAAGCTAAAAGTTTAGGTAATAAGTTTTCTATAACATCAGGAATAGCGTCTACTATTACAGGTAATAGTTTTTCAATAAGTGAACCGACACCTCCTAAAGCTGTCTCAACTCTCGGAAGTATATTCCCAGCAGCTACCCCAACGGACTCAATGAATTCATTTATTAATTTATCCATATCCGCATTATCTTGAGACATTCCCGATACGAGGTTGGTCCAAGCAGCTTTAGCGGAGTTTACCGAACCTTCAATAGTTGTACTAGCCTCTTTTGCTGTTGTGCCAGTGATTCCCATCTCAGTCTGTACAACGTGAATAGCTTCTGCCATATCCTTGAAGTTACCTAACTCATATTTCTGCCCAGATAACTTTTCAGCGTCTTTCAATAATCGTTGCATTTCTGACTTTGTGCCACCATAACCCAGCTTCAAGTTATCTAACATCGTATAGTTCTGCTTAGCAAATCCATTATAAGCATTCTGTATCATCGTCATATCAGTACCCATCTTATTGGCATTATCTGACATATCAATGACTATTTGGTTAGCTGATTTTGCTGCTTCCGTTTCATTCTTTGTACTCTGTTTTAGTGAAGCTGCGAAACTTGTTACAGTTTCCATATAATCATTCGCTGACATCCCAGCCGTCTTATATGCTTTATCCGCATTTTTCAAGGCTATATTTTGAGCATTCATCAACTGCTGATAGTCTTTTTTTGCTTCATCTGTGCTTTTTCCAACGGACTTAGCATATTCTTTAGCTGATTGACCACCAGCCCCAAAAAGTGTCTCAATTCCACCACGTAGCTGTTCATATGAAGCATAAGCATCAACGGATGATTTAACTAAAGCAGCGGTTGCTGTTGCACCTGCTGCCATAGCAGCTGTACCTATTTTTGCTATACTCTTAACTGCTCCCCCAGCGGAGGAAGCAATAGAGGAACTTAATCCCTTAATACCATCTTTAGCTCCAGAGGAATCTAGTTCGGTATCAATTACAACCTTGCCATCTCCTTCTGCCATATTACAGTCCCTCCTTTCTTTCTATTTATGTTTATGTTTTTTGGTATACACTATTATAGAATAGCTCGTTTATTTCAGTCATAGTATCGGATGATACCTGACGTGTGTGATGTGATAAAGCCCAAGCCTTTTTATTTTCTTCACATTGTGCATCATACGATTTTTTATTTTTCTTATAAGCTCGCATAGACATTATCTGCTTTATCTTAGTATTATCACTCAACCCAACGAATAAGGCTTTGAATTTGTGCCAATGCATATCACAAGTAGTTAAGTCTATTCCGTAATCCTGCATAAATGATGCTACGATATACTCTCCATCTTCTATATAGTCCACAATCCTATCCGTGGAAGTGCTGCTAATATTCTTCGGAGTAGGATTAGGATTTGTATAAAACTGCACTAACTGTGGAAAGAAATTCGTCAATGGTATATTCCCTTTCCCATCTTCTAATAGAAACAAATAATCAGATAGAGGTCGTTCTTCTTCTATCATCGTGCTAAATTTCAACCACAGACGAAAATCCGTTTTTATTAAAAAATCCTTACCATTAACCGTAATGGTATCTGGTAAGGATTTATTCCTAAGGTCTATCATTTATCTTCCAAATGTTACTTTGTTGTCTCCATTTAATATCCCACTATCGGAGATACTAGATACAACATTCAGCACTTCCAGCAATTTTGATAAATTCGCATCATTCATCTTTGATTCAGTAGCTTCACTATTATAATCCGCTATTGGTTTCTGATAACTTGCAACTATACTCAAATATAAGAGATTGATGTCATTAGGGTCACAATCATTGAAATCCCCAATTAACTCGGATAACTGTTGCTTCCCAATAAGCTCGGATTCGAACTTATACATCAGGTTACATTTATCTTTGAATTTCTTTGATGCGTTGTTGTTACTTATTTCAATCTCCTCAATTTTGTTAGCTATAGTAAAGCTATACTTAGGGAGATTCACTTCTGTTCCATTAAATACTATTGAATACATATCTTGTCCTCCTTATATTATATTAATTCATAGATATCTTCTTGGTTGAGGCTGCTTCTGTGGCTGGTGTGAATACAGGTTTTCCTGCTGTAATAGCATAAGTACCTAACTCAATATCTCCACCCATCTTCATTGAGAAAGAAATCTTTCCATCTGTTGTAGATAAGTTATCCAGTAGTAGCGTGCAAATGCCTCTCCAAGCTCTAGCAGTTGTTCCACCAAAGCAAAGAAGAAACGGAACTTTACATTCGTCACCTGTTGGAAGTTTGTACAACTTCTCTGCCATATAATCATACATTGGATTTCCTTCATATAAAGCAATTTCTTGTGGTAACTCTGGCTGGTTACTCATAACTTCTTCCACTGCATTCTTGTAACATATATAATCCATTGATTCTGACTGTGGATTAATAGCTAACTCGAATATTGTGGATAAATCAATTCTAGCCCATTCACTTGCCTTGTATGTCTTATCTTCGGCAGTATCAAGGAATGGAATGAACTGGTCCTTTGTTAGCTTCTTCATTGGATTTGCCATCTTATTCTCCTTTCATCTCCATATAAGTAATCTTGAACTGCCCTTGATATTTAGCCATACCTGCTTGAGTATCAACTGTTACGCTTGGAACAGTTTCAAGAACATCTACTTGTTCTATGATAACATTTTCTCCAAAATCTGGAAAATGTTTCTCTTTATTCATTAGCTCAATCCATTCACTAATCGTTTCAAATTCACGATTGGCTTCAAGATTAATTGAGCTTGTTCCTGTATCATATTCTTTAACTAAATCTAATGCAAATAAAAATTCCACTCGGCGACTACCATCAATGAACTTATCTAACTCCCTTTCATTTTGTACACTGTTGAGTGAAAGGTTGTCAGGTTCACTGGTAGTCACATTGAAATATATCCACCTGAATCTCGGTGTATATTCTTTTAACCACTCGGAAATCTTCTCATATCTATTAACCATACTTAATATCCATTCTTCTTAATAAAATTAGTCACCTCAGTCGCAAGTTGACCACCCTTCGCTATTTGCATAGCATTGTTCCATTTGGCTGTAGCCAATGGGTGCTTTTCTTTGTTAAAGTTTAAATTAATTCCTTCATATATGTGATGAGCATAAGTAGAATTATATGTTACTTTGAAAGGTTCTACTGTAGTATTATCAACCAACATACCTGTATCCATTGGTACATATGGAGCCATTAGCCTTTCAGCTTGTTGTGCCATATATAATCCAATCTTCTCACTCTTACATATCTTATCTAATTTTCTAGGAATCCTAGTAAATTCTAATCTAACTCCCATATTGCTATACTCCTGCAATCTTGAGTTGAATCTTAACTCCATACTTCTGAGGAACTTCTTCTATTGAACGAACTTCACATACATTAGGTTCATATTTAGTCTTTAGCTTCATTATATTATTAGGAGTGACTTCCTCTTCTAATTCTTTCCCAAGAAAAATATAATCACCTTGACTGATGGTGTATCGGGTATCTTTCTGAGTACTATCTTTCCAATCTGAATAAGGTAAATACTTACCTGTGAAAGGAATTAAGACTATGAAAGATTGACCAATACTAACTTCAGTTCCGACTACATTTGTCACCTTTGTGTTAGCATACTTAATATCCTTGAGTATGGTCTTATACCACACATCAAGTCCTGTAGCCGAATCTTGATGTTTTAGTTTATTTAAAATAGTTATTGGACCTTGCATCTTTCCATCCTCGCTTTCCTCTGTACATCAATTCAGGTGGAAGATATAGTCTGCATAAGCTATATATCTTTGATTCTGTAGGTTTTTCACCAATTTCAGATGTATTATAGCTTATACTTTCAATACCATCAGAATAACTTGATATAGAAGCATTTGCTTCATTATTCTCCTGCAAGACTTCTATACATTTCACTATTAAACGCTTGATACTAGGGGTAAAATGTGTATTATTAATCTTGCTCATTGTAATTTTATCAAGGTAAATTTCACAATCTAATAATAAAGTAGGGAAGCTATCAATATCAACCTTACCACCAAGACTTACATATTCTTCATATGATAAATGTTCCATAATAACCTCCCTTTAGCTAATTAGGCTTCCTCATCACTCTGGGAGGACACAGAATTTTTAGGTGCCTTTGTAGCTTTTTTCTTAATCTCTTCTCCTCCATATTTAAGGAATTGTTCTATTACATCGGGATTGTCAGTTTCAACAATTCCGCCTCTCTGTAATCTAATTTTCATCTTATTACCTCACACTAATACTAGCTTGCTGTTACTTCTGTATTATACACAAGAATTGTTTCTGGTGTGACCGCTTTAGTTCCATAGTAGAAGAATAATTCGATTGCATATGCTTCTGACATTGGAATTTTTTCAGCTGCATAAGGTGTGCTTCGTACTGGCTGTGCCACTGAACCGTCTACCTGAAGGATAAATCTAGTAGTAGTAGTCTTCTTACCCTCAACTGCGATAGGAAGTCTAACTGAACTATAGCATCTAACGCCGTGGAATGTGAAGAACTCTTCGTTAGTCGTATCAACATTAGTATTATGTACTGTATCCAGATAAGCTCTCATCTGTGAGTAAGTTTCAGCATCAAATGTAATTGACATAAGACTTCTATCAATTCCATCAATATAGTCTGTCTTTAATGTTTCAAGTGCTACGATAGCCTCTTCAACTATATCCTGAATAGCTGTTTTAGTTGGGGTGAATTTAGTTCCTGAAGTAGCTGCTACTTCAAAGAACTTTGAGTCTAATTCAGCAGCCATTCTCATCGCGTGATTAGCTGAACGTTTAGCGATAAGTCCGTCTACACCTAAAAGTGAAACGTCTTTCTGTTCAATTTCTTCTACAAATTCTCTATCTGTGTCGATAGGGATTGTAACATTCTTACCTTTTACATAATTACCTTTTCCAGCTATTCTGGCTGAACCATATGCCTTTGATGTGGCATTTGCAAACCTTTTAGCTTCAACTGTACCTGCTGTAGGGTCACCAGATAAGTCTGTATTCTTCAATTTACCTGAAATAGTAGCTTTCTGAACATTTGCAAGTACACCATCATAGGCTTCAGCTAAAAGCATCTTTCCTGATGGGTCTAATAATACATTTAATGATGTAATTCTTGTTGTTTCTGCCATTTCTTAATCTCCTTTTTTAAAATCTTACCAAATTAATGGACGTTCTTTAGGTTTTTCAATTCCATCGCCTTTCTTCTGGTCTGGGTCTTCTTTATTAGACGGACCTGAAAATGACGGCTTTGGCTTTGGGTCACCTTTGTCATCCTTAACTACGAATGCTCCAGCATCTTTTTCTTTATATGTATTAACATAATCATCAAATCCAAGGAGTGTATCTCCATCCATTTTCAATTCCTGTGCTAATACATCAGTTATGAATTTTTCTTTAGCAGCGTTGGAAGTAAACTGTATACCACCTACTTTCTGCTTTACTGCGAATTCATACTGTTGTTTCTTGAGCTGAGCTGCCCAATCTTTCTTGTCATCACCGTATTTAGTCTTTAGTGTTTCGAGCTCACCACGGACAGTTTCTAATTCCTCCGAATTATCACCTGCATCCTTGAGTTTCTTCTGCAAATCAGCTAAATCCTTATCACGTTGAGCAATGTCCGTATCATATTTAGTATGATAGTTGTCACGCTCTGATTCCGTTTTTTCTAGCTTATCCTGTAGAGACTGCACTTCTGCTATTGTCTTATAATTTTCCAAGACTAACTTGTCAAATTCCTCTTTTTTGTCTTCTGGAATTGTGATACCAAATTTCTCTAAGATACTGTAAATATTCTTCATTTTAATTTCCTCCTAAAATATCTTTTATAGCGAATTTTCTTCGCTCTGGATTCCTTATAATTTGTATTATACTAAAGTTATTAACATTTGTAAATAGTAATTGTTAATAACTTTGTTAATATTGTTAATAAGTTATTAATAAAAATAATAATGTTAATAACTCTAGTTGTTTGAGCTAAAGTTATTAACATTATTAACATAGTTATTAACATTTTTTATTATTGGTGCTTCTGAGTCTTCTTTTTAGTATCCTGGTACTGACATTCTATTAGGTCTAGGTTGAAGTGAGGCTGCATCTGCTATAGCCTTATACTGTTCTTTATTTTTCTTTATTTTTGCCTTTCCTTTTCTGACTAAAATATCGTCACCACTTGCCTGCCCAGCTATTACAGAGTCTTTGGCGTATCTAATATTAGTTTCCAATTTTCGCATTAGCTGTGAGGCTTCATATCGACTAACTTCTTTTCCATTGGGTAGCTGTATACGTTCATTGGAATAGTCGAGCATATCTTTTAGTTCTTTTTCCGAATATGCTGGTTGGGATATGCCTAACACTATAGGATATGCAGTATGTTGGCAGTTCAATGTTCCTATAGGTCTTGCTAAAGATGTCTGTAATTTAGCAAATTCTTTCTTACTAAATTGCTTCCCTTGAATTGGTTGATGGTCTTCTGCACAGAGTCCGTGAGCAGAAATTTCATACCCATCTGCTCCGAACTGTTCACCTGCTATCTGTCTTATTCCAAGGTTCACTTGTCTAACTCCACTTAATATATTCATCCTAGCAGCACTATCAAGTCTTCTTGTATATCCACTCGCATATTTAACACGCATTCCGTCTGTAGCTGCCTTGATTAAAGTCTTTCTTATAGCTGATTGATAATTCTCCATTCCAGAGGAAACTGCATACACACCTCTATCAACGACTTTCCTATAATTCTCGGATATTGCTGTTGTTCGAGATAAATTCTCGAAGGTTCCATAGGTGAGAGAATCTACTGACTGAATATACTCTTGTATTCGTCTATTCTGTTCGAATGGAACTTGCTTAACACCTTTAGCGGAATAGAACACATCCATATCATCATACACGGATAAGCCACTTTCTTTGTACAACTTATCAAGTTGTAATACAGTCAAATTACACTGCTGTCTTAACTTCTTATTGATACGGGCTATATTAGCATCCATCTTATTCATCTGTTCCAACCTATGCATATCTGTAGCAGATAATCTTCCCATATCCTTGACGTGCTTAGCCATTAATTCAATGTATTCGTCATTTATTTCCTCGAATGCTTGAGCCATCTTATATGCTATTTGGTTCATTCTCGTACTGCTTATCATATATTACCTCTACTCTTCCTCACCAGCTCCTGGTTCATCCCCATTAGGTTCCAATGGGTTTTCGGGCTTTTGGCTAAATAAGTCATTCATCATCTTGTTAGAGCTTGAATCCTCAATCTCCTCAATCATATCCTTAGCTGTTTCTTCATCTTCACCTGTATACCAAGCACGGACTTCATATTTAGCTAATATATTAGCATCCAATAATTGAACTTTTTGGCTCAACTCTGTGTCTGTGTCAGTTAAAATACTATCTTTCCAATCTGTAGTAGTCGTATATATTCCATCTGGAGCTAACTCATATAAGGTAGTTAACACATCCATAGCATACACGGCATCATTCAGAGCCTGCTCAAGTGCTTCTTGATTCCTCCGAATAGTAATATAAGCCCTCTGTTTAAGTATCTTCATTTCTGTAGCTGTTCGAGCCTCTGATTCTACTTCGGATAAAGCTCCTCTCGATAATCCCACTAAATCTTCAACACGCATTAAGTATCTATTTAATCCTGATAAATAGCTGGCGTCACGGAGTGAAGGTGTAAATGCCTTGTATGTATCATCGTCTCCTAAATCTAAGGTACGATATAGTCTATCTCTAACCTTATCCATCTGAGGAACACTTCCATAATAGCCTTGACTAAAGTGTACTGCGTCTGCATCTACATCAATAGCCATTTGACCTCCATCATATTCCCAATCAAGTCGGCTAAACTGTTCGTCTGCTCTGTGTATCAACTTAATAGCAGGGCTAAATATGGATATTCCTAAAGGACTATCTAAATCTATATTATTAGCTAAAGGCACTCTATAGAATCCGAATAGTGGCTTTTCTACGTTTTCGATAATGACTGGTTCTTCTGATATATTAGCCCATTTATTAATTGATGCTAATGGAATTTCAATTCCTAAATCGTCATCCTGTGATTCTTCATCTTCTACATTCTTTATTTTTGCTTTAAACGCTTTATTCTCGATTACAACCCTTCTAGTAGGTATATCAAATGTCTGTCTTTCAATCTTCGTATATCTATATTCACCAGATGTGAATTGGTCGAAGAATGCTATGTCTGTGATATTATCATCATCGTCAAATACTATAGGTACGAAATCGCCTTGCCTACAGAAATCAAAACATATCTGATTATTAACAACATATGGCTTGATTATAAATCCACCTACTGCCATTCCCTGCTCTAATTTAGATGGTAATTTAGTTAATAATCTTCTCTGATATTGGCTATTCAGGAAGGTAGCTCTTGTGTTGATGTTTTCCTCTGCTGTAGAATCATCAGTTGGTACAGATTTTCCAGGTTCAGAAATAGTGCTTTTCATTTCAGAAAGAACTTGTTGTTGTAGGGATTGACATATTTCTTTTCCCAGTCCTAAACTATATACACCAGTTTCTTCATCCAACCACGGTGATTCATCCTTATATACATCTTTCCAAGTATTAATAGCATTCCGCATATCTTCACTGATGCTATATATCTGTACGTCATTAATCGTATCAGATACGGACTTATATCCTACCATTTTTTTCAGTGCTTCCTTGAGCCATTCAATTAACTTACTAAACATCTTTATTCTCCTTTTATTCTAATATATTTAATTCCTTATACACTGCTAAGAGCTTAGGGAATTGAATTGCTACCCAATCGACCATAGTCTCCTCGTGACCCCACATTGTCGAATGTTCAAAATTACATTGTAATCCACTTTCAGCTAGAAAAGCGTGTATAATTTCGTGTCGTAATTGTTTATTCTGCATTCGCTTGAAGTCACCCACATTATTATAATTATCCGCTCTGATTATAATTGTCTTCGATGTGTAATCGCAGTAACCATCATAATCAGCATCCTTTAGATTCTTATATTTAATCTTATATAATGTTCCTAATATTAATATTCTTTTCTTCATTATACTATCTTCCTTTCCTTTTCCAAACTCTTTCCATCGCATATCTAGTCATATCAATACTATGATTATCCATATCAGGAAAGCTACTTAATGGTTCACCATCTTTAGTCAACTCATATTCGTATCTAACGAATTCATCTTTGGTGTATGGACACCTAATAGGGTCAATGACTATCTCAACTAAAGATTGTAACCACTTAATTCCATATCTAACGCTATCTGGACCTTTTTCTGCATTTCTAGCATTTAATCCATAGCTTCTATAATCCGCTGTTGACTTTTTCTCTGCACTATCACACGTAATAATGTCGTGGGCTCTTATTCCCTTATTCTCAACTAAATATTGAGCTGTGTCTTTATTAGTAGTCTTATTAGTTCTATATTCATCAAAGATATATAGCTTTCTCCTATTAGCATCATAATGCATTTTACCCCAATGATAAGGGTCAGGATACCAACCCCAGTCAATACCCATATAGATATGGTCAAATGAAGCTATTTCCTCATCTGTAATAGGTCTTATATTAAGATTATCGAATACATTATTGCCTGTTCCTACTGGTTTACCTAGATATTCGTGTTCATATGCTTTAGGATTTATTTGCTTTAGCCATTCGGCATCATCTATGAACTGTTGTCCTAACCATTCTTTCGGTGCATCAAGATATGTAGTCTCACTTACATAAGTATCAGGTCTCAACTTCTCTTCTTCTATATAAGCATTCGCCCAGTTTGTCTTACTTCTAGGGGGGTTCATAGATTTAAATACTACGAACTTAGGTCCACCTCTTAATACTGACTGTTGAACTGTTCTCAATTCTTGTGCTCCGTTGAACTCGTCTAATTCTTCGAACCAAAGATACTTGAAGTAACCGAACTGTGTCTTTACGGACTTTGATTTTTTTGCCTTGTCCAATCCCTTAAATATAATCTTCTGTCCTGTAGGCTTATATATACATCTATATGGTGATTTAACACAGTGCCACAATTCACTAACTCCTAACTTGTCTATAGCCCAACATATCTGTTCATATACAGAATCTCCAATAGTGTCTGCTACCTTTCTATACACAAGAGCATTTGCATCTTTATCTTGCATTATACCCATCACAATCTCAATACTAATATCGGAAGACTTCAGGCTACCTCTTCCCCCTATACAATCATAGTAAGTATGATTTCCTTCTATAATATCCCAATGCATATTATAGAAAGCTGGACCTATACATTCAGTTAATGGGATAGTTAATTCTGCTGTTGGTTTAATTGGAAACATATCTACGCCTCCTTTGTACGTGGAATATCGTCCACAATTTTAACAGGAATTACAGCAGGCTTTGTATCTACTAATCTACGAGCTAATTCACTAGCAGCCTTTGTTCTATCCGATAATGATGGTTCTAAATCGAACTGGTCCTGTACTTCACCTCGCATTACGGAAGTTAAATACTCTAATACTTCATTCGCTGTGGCTACCTTTTCTTCATCAAGCTCTGCCATACGTTCTGCGATGTAATTTTGCCCTTTTATACTTTTTAACATTCGACAACCTTGTTGTCCAGCTGTTTTCTCACTATAACCTGCATCTATAGCTGATTGTGTAATGTTATTAGTAGCTAGATAATTTTCAAAGAATTCAAATTGTTTTTGATTTAGATAATCTGGCTTTAATCTCTTTCTTCTAATTGTTTTTGGCATTTATATAATTCCTCCATTCTTTGTTCTATTATTGTATCAATTCTTCTGCTTTGAATCTCTTGTTTACTAAGGGTTTTTACTATATTCAGTAGGTTTACTAAATATCTTATTATTCTTATTGTACTATATGAACTATATACTATTTTATAATTTCTTTTTAGTATATATCCTTTTATATATCTTCCCCTGTCTCCCGAATAAAATTGGGTCGTATTTATACTTATGATATAACCTTTTTGTTTTAGTGCTAATTGTAATTTATATATCAATGCTTGTTGATTTGCCATAACATTATCTCCTTATTAACTATATAAAAATATAACAAAAAAAGCATAAAATGTAAATAAAAAAGAGTACAAACCTGTATAAGATTTGTACTCTAATTGTTAAGTAGTTGTTAATATATTAATTTATAATTATTGGGTTCTATCTTCGCCTCTAATTCGCGAATTTGTGTTCTCAACTCTTCCATATGTGCTATCTGTTCCGCATAGTCTTCTATGGTTGCAACGCCTGTCGCTATTTTTGTTCCGATATAATCATAACTTTTAATCTTTAAATATAAACTCTCTAATTTATGCAATATTTCTTGTCGCTCTTCCCAAGTCATATTAATATCATTATTCATCTTATTCTCCTCCTTTCTTATTCTTCTGTTGTTTCTTCTGATTCGTTGTAAAGTTTATATTCTACATAGACTGTAATTGTAGGGTCGTGATAATATTCTGACTGACAATATAATTCTTTTTCTGATGAAATGTCATATTCCTCATCTGTATTTATATATCCAAAATTGTCAACATTGAAAAGATATGGACCTTGATTTGAAATTAACTTTTTATCAGTTGAATCTATATACATTTTTCCAAATTTTATATATTTAAAACTCGCCACATTAATTGAAACTCGTTTTAAATTACGAAGGCATAATATTCCCTCGTGTTCTATTCCAAGAGTTCTACACATATCAGAATATTTTACAGTCATATTTTGAACTTGACTTTGCGAAGTCTTATTAATAGCATTTATCTGAGTTAAAGCTGTGTTATTAATAGCCCTAATCTGACTTGTAGCAGTATTATTGATGTCAGTTAATTTACTGCTAGTAACTTCGTTAAAAGCTACAACTTTAGCATTATAAACATTATCTGCGTTGTCATTAAATTTTTCTAAATTTTCAGTGTAAGCGTTATTAAGATTATTAATATTTTGACTACCAACACCATTAACGCTCCTAATGTTAGCTCTTCCAGCACCATTAATTACATCAATCTGTGCCAGTGCTGTGTTGTTAATACTTTCCAACTGTCCTATTGCTACATCATTAATACTACCTAATGCATCTTGTAGTTTAAGTTGTAAATCAGATTTCGTCTGCTCCCCATAAGACTGAGTATCTTCCATCGCTTGTTTAGTGGCTAAATAAAGTTTATTCATATTCTTAATAATCTCATCTGCTACTTCTGGCACTATACTAATAACAAGTACAGATGAACCAATCAACCGTAAGATTAATTCTGAATTATGTATAGCGTCTGGTACACCATCAACATCTTTAGTGGCTAAGGTGTCGCTCACTGTAAATGACTGTATGTAAGATTTCTGAACTGCTTTATTTGTATAATTGACTTGAGCTTCTAACTGACAGTTTCCCACGAGCTGTTTAGTTTCTGCTTGATTTAAAGGAATAATATATACATCACCAGCTAAACTCACGTCACTTGGATATACTTTGGATAACTGAACAGAACCACAATTTATAGTGAATATAATTTCATCTATAATTTCCTGCTCTGAAGGTTCATCAGTTATTTCTGGAAGCTTAACTATTAGATTATAAGTTGCTCCTGCTTTCATTTCTTATTCTCCTTTCTTATGATTTCTTTATCCATTATAACATTTTCTTCGTCTATATTAAATAACTTTTTATGTATATCTTCTTCTATGAATTTCTTCCAGCAGGTTGCACCCATACCTAATTCTATAGCTTTTGGATTCTTTAATTTTCTGCCACAACGTTTGCAGGTGGTTTGTTCTAATTCATTAATCAATATTATTCCTCACTTTCAACATTTCACCGCCTTCAATTCCAAATTTTTCAACAAATATTTGCGTGTATTCTTCTATTGTTTTATCTGCATCTATTAATCGCATCCTAATCACCACGCTTCCATATCAAATTCTTCTCTTGGAATTTTTGTATTGCTAATCTTTTTATAAATATCAACATATATTTCATCCTTAGCTCTGTTGTATGTAACTTCTGCATATTTATCACCCATTGGCTGTCCCCAAATAGTACACTTCTTATAGCCTAATTCGTGCGCAAACCACACTAGGTCTAATTCGCTAATGTTAATATTTTCGTTTAATACTTTAATCACTGCATTCTTTGCAGCCTTTTCAAATTCGTAACTTGTCATTCTATTCGTTCTCCTTTTCAAAATCATTTTTGTTAACATATTCTACAATTGCCTTGTTATCTCCAATAAGCATCACTTGAAGAACTACGATTTCTGTATTATCATATTGGAATAATCTAGGTTTTTCATCATTAAAAATATATGGCTTGTCTAACAACCCTCTTATGGTTATCTTGCTTTTAGGGTGTGACTTTCTTAAAGTCCCGCTTACTGCATTAATGTTATAGTTAAATCTATTTACTGTTGTACTATCAAGCATCTATTCCACCACCTTTCACGATTTCAATTGCATCATCTAACCCTGAATCGTAGAACATTTCTTGTAACGTACCTCCAAATCCTTTATTATTCTGTTTTTTACTTAATTCTTCAACAACCTTATCCACATCATAGGCTGTTGGTTCTTTATCCAATAATTCAATAATTCCGTCATAAGGCGCTCCTTCTTCATATAATTTAGTTAAAAACTCTTTAAATTTATCGGCATCTATTAATCTCATTTATAAATCACTCCAATCTAATATGTATTTTGTCCGCAATTTTTACAGTAGCCTGAATGAATCATTAAGCATTTACATCTTGGACAAAAATATTTTCCTTCAAAAACTGTTCTTGAAATTTTTTCCTGCTTTTCAAGGGCTGAGATTGCCATATCTAAGGCTTGGTTCATATAGTTGTATGGCTGAATAGTAAATCTGCTTTCTTTTAATCGTCTGATTGCTTCTTCCTGTGTTATCGCTTTCTGCTCTTTCATTCCTTAGTTCTCCTTTTATTAAATCACCTACAACTTACTCTATAATTTTTCAATTCTTTCAGCCACCTGCATAACTGATTATCTGCTTCACCTAAATTTGAAATCATCTTATCCAAACTTAATGTGTTTGGAAACTCATTTATTTTATACATCTTCAACTCTGTCAACCACAGTCTTGTTTGCAATATAGGTATTCTCTCACTATCCTCTAAGTCTCTACTTAATTCATAATCTAAAGCCTTCAAACATTCATCTAATGTCATTTTAACACCTCACTTTCTGCTAGTTTTGCGTATTTCCAAAAAGTTACATCATATTCATCATCCACTGTCCAAGATGTAGCTCCACACATCCACGCATAAACTTTCCCATCTTCAAATTTAGCAAAATATCTATTCACCCATTCTTTATCTTCATTCTTTCTAACCAATATTGGTGTATCAACCTTGACTTTGCTCCAATCAACTTCTGGTTCTTTATATTCTGTAAGTAACCAATTTAAGGCTTCGTCAGAACAAGAAAAAGTGTGGATGAATAAACATTCAGTACACTTTGTATCATCACAGATATGTGGCTGTCCTTGTACTAGTGCTAACTTATCAAGGTTTATAATACCTAATTTCACTAATAGTTCCTTATAATATTCAATATTAAGCATAACAATTCCTCCTAACCTATTGATTTTAATTCTTCAAGCATTTTTGCGTAATCTTCATCCATACTTGCATACAGTTCATCTAAATTTCTTGCTTCCAGCTCACGTCTTTTAGCTTTCATCTTTGCTAATAGCTTCTGCTTCTTACGTTTAATGTCTTGTCTTTGTCTATAAGCAGATAAGTCAACTTTACAAATAACCTCTTCTGTTACTTTGTTTTTTACGTCTTCTTTCGGAACAATCTTTGTTATGAAACAAAGCTTACCTTGAGCTTTTCCCGAAACTAAAACATAATCAGTAGGTTGTATTCTATTGTCTGGTTCGTCATATAAAGCATATGCATATTCCTTAACTGAACCATCAATAGTAACAAATGCTACTCTATCATATGGTAGTAAATCTAAATCTTTATCTTTTGCTGCTTCAAATAATTCCATAGAATATTTATCCAACCAAAAATAACTAGAATCAGAATATTCGTTATATTCGCCAGGAATGTGTACTCCATAACATCTATCACCCGTTGTAAATATCCTACGTACCTCTCCAAGTCTTCCCACTAGCTCATAACTTCCATATATGTCCTCTACTGTTTCAGTGGGCTGAATCACAACCTTGTCACCTACCCTAAAATTTCTATTCATATTTTCCCTCCTTATCTCTTCACCCAATAATTTCCTACACAATAATAACCACAATCCCAAGTATCTACTATTTTTCCGTCCTTTATAACGGTTAAATGATTAGCTAAACTCAATATCGCCAGCATATTAGGATTACGTCTTGCAAACTGTTCCGCTGTGTATCTATAACCATATGCATCTTTAGGTGTTTTCATTTTTATGAAACCTATCTCATCTAAATACTTATCAAACACCTTTCTATCATTAGGCATCATTTTCATCTTCATACCAATTTCACATAAGCCTGTATATACGGTATCCCAATCTAATTCACTTGCAAATGATATAGCTCTTACTACACAATCACCTGCTGATAACTTATTCTTTGGGTTAGCATTGTAAAAACAAAAATGCCCATTATCTTGTCTGTAACTTGGTTTACTCATAATATGTTTACCTCAACTTTCCTTGTTTTTTAACTTCTTATTGTATTGTAATACATATAAGCAAAAAAGTAAACCTTTTTACGCAAGTCTTAATAAAATAAAGTAAATTCTTAATAATTTAAAGTAGACAATTAAAAACTAAATAGTCCAAAGCTATGTCTTCATCTAATTTTCCCAGTTTTATTCCTGTTTCCACCTTTTGACACACTCGCATATTTCGTTGACATTCTGTTAGATTGTAACCACCTATATTCTTATTAACTATATATAGGTCTCCTTTGGACATTCCTGTTCTTTCCATTACTCCTTTTTTATTTGCTCCCAAGGCTAAATAAGCGAACATATTTCTAAATCCTTTATAAAGAATGGAGGCAATCATCAAAGCTGATTCTCCCTTTCGTTTAGCTTCGTCCAATAACTCTATTGCTGTATCTGGAAATCCTGATAATACTGCATCTGTAAGTTGGAAAGTAATATCACCAATTTCCTTATAGAATGCACCGTCATTATCTAACGCTTGAAAGGCTTTATCTGGTAAGGATTCGTATTCCTTATGACATTGCATATACTGTTCTATCTTATCCAATTCCAATAAGATTCTTCCATATGAATGACCACACATTTCTATAATACGTTTACACACAGAATCGCCCATATTCGCGATTTTCTCTCTTATATAGTTCATTAATATGTTTTCGGATAAAAATGTAAATTCTACGGCGATTTTTTTGTTCTCTTTATAAAATCTACCTCTTTTATCTATCTTATGGTATCGGAGTATTACTATATCCTGTTTTCCTTTCAAAGCACTTTTCAGTGATTCTCCTGCTTTTTCGTTCTTCATAAAGTCTAAATCATCATTGATTATGTACACCTTTTTCGCCTTATCCAGCGACTTTGTTCTCAACTTGTTAAGTACCTGTGATACTGACCCAATACTTACTGGTTTCCCAGCTTTTTTGATATGCTCAATGTATATATCTAATATACACTGTTCCTCACCAAATAAGATTAATAAATTGGGTATATCATCATTACTAATACAATTCATCAATTCAACTAATTCCATTAGAATAATCCTCCTTTCTTCTTTTTCGGTTTTGGTTTAACTACAATGCTATTTCCAGCTAAATTTCGGGCTATATTCGTAAGATATGTTTTATCCTTAACATTTAATCTACTATATAGGTCAAATCCTGTATTTCCGTCAAAATCGAACATACAGTAGCCATATTGAGTATCATTTTTAACATCAACACCTTTCTGTAATTCTACCAACTGCTTACTTAATTCATCATATTCCTTGTCTGATAATTTATTCTCATTAAGTTCATAATATAGAATACAGTTAATTATTATTTTTCTCTGTAGAAAGTTGATGCAAGTTAATTTATCCCACCTTCTAGGAAATTTTTGCATAGCGACGTACTCCCATACTACCGAAATCGTGCATTGGATAATTATGCTTATGTGTATTTGCAAATGTTTTAATGGCACACATACCATCTTCCAACCCAAATATACATCCATCACACCTAAAAATTAAATCTTTCTTTTCATCTGTTTCTTTGCAATTCATACACCAGTTCTTCGTGAATATATCCAATCCGTGAACTGCTTCTGTAATATCATCCTTATTTCCCATTCTTAATCTCCTCCAATATATTAATCAACATACATTCTATACTTGCCTTTTTATTAATTGTTGTTCTGTCAATCTCCTGCTTGCATCTACTTATATAAGATAAGCAAGTTGGTGTGAATAATTCTCTAGCAGTCTGACCTAAGCAACGCTCGAATACACGCATAAATAATAAGCCATCAATCTTATCTGTTTCTGTCTGCTTATTCTGTAGCTGTGTACACGCTTTTAGTACCTTTGTTCCTGACTTTTCCTGCAGTGCTGCTAAAACATCAAAGACACAATTCTGTACCTTTTCCAGCTCTTTCTTATCAATCTGCATCTGTCCAATGTTGGAACAGTAGTCCAATAAATAATCATCATCTGAATATGACCTTAATTCTTCTTCTGAATAAGGTTCCATCTTTATCACTGTTCCACGACTTCTAATTGTACCAAGCATATTATCAATATTATGAACCGTCATAATAAAGTATGCTTTATTGGGCGGTTCCTCTACCACTTTAAGCAAAGCGTTTTTCGCTTCCTGTCGCATATCATCAGCATCCCTAAAGATATAGCAAGTAGGTTCGCTTTTGGTGTAGGCATATTCTATGGCTTGTCTGACATCACTTATGCTATTACCAAGAATTATCCCCTGTGCGTTAATATATTTCATTATTAATTTGGCGAGAGTTAATCTTCCACTTCCACGAGGTCCTGATAAAATTATAAAACGTGGTACAGCTTTATTCATTCTCCAAGACATCAACGTCTTAATATTATTCTTCTGACCAATCATCATCCAGTGCCTCCAATTCAAAGCTAAATAAAGGATAAACTAAATTGGAATTATAGTCACCCATACTTTTGTTAGGGTCATAATTCTCAAGCAAACAGCAGTATGGGATATTATCATTCTCAAGAGTTACAACAATATCTCCGCGATTAAAATTATTCATATTATCACCCAATACTCTACACCTTGTTCCTGCTTTTATCATATTAATTCTCCTTTCCACAATAAATCAAGATAGATAATTCTATCAATGTTCTAGGGTCGCTATCCCATTTAACTTGATTATTAATGTCAACAACTAATTCAATAATTTCCATAATTGACACTTTATTGGTATATAAATAGTCCAGCTTCGCCTTATTATCATCTGTTTCTGGAATGGTAACGTACTTGAAATTCTTATATATGATATATCTCTGCACATCTAATAAGAATTTAGCGAATTCTTTCATTAAGTGCTTAACATCTTTTCCTTGTCTATATGCATCGTCAATAATATGTATACATTCACTATTTTTTGCTAGTAACTCATCGAGAAAATCAAAGAATGTTCCATAATTCTCTGTTCCTATAATATTAAGAACGTTCTCCAAGGTTAGTTCATCACAAAGCGAACTGCACTTGTCTAATAAAGTGATGGCGTCCCTCATTCCACCATTCGCAATCTTGGCAATATAAGATAAGCACTCTCCATAGGTATGTATTCCTTCTTCTTGACAGATGTGTGCTAATCTATAGACTATTCCGTCATCACTTATCTTCTGGAATTGATACCTCTGAACTCTTGATAGAATTGTATCTGGAATCTTCTGTGGGTCTGTTGTGCATAATATAAATATGGTGAACTTAGGTGGTTCTTCCAATGTTTTCAATAATGCCTGCCACGCCCCATTAGATAATGAGTGACATTCGTCTACTATATATATTTTATATTCAGCATCCAAAGGGTGCTTTTTCGCATCTTCTATAATCTGTCTAATATTATCCACACCGCTGTTAGAAGCTGCGTCCACCTCTATAGGTGTTCCCTTTCCCTCATTAATCATTGATGCAAAGATTCTGGCACTTGTAGTTTTTCCTGTTCCTGCAGGACCAGTAAATAAGTATCCGTGCTGGAATGTCTTTGTTTTAATCTGATTTTCTAATATATCTTTTATTGATTTCTGCTCTGTCATATCATCAAATGTCTGAGGTCTATATTTAACCGCTAAACTTGTCTTTGCCATTAATATTTACGTCCTTTCTTGTTAATCATATAATAATATAATGATTTTTTCTTTATAACTTCGTTGTATCTAATTGCTTTATCCTTATAATCTATGTATCCCTCGCATATGCTATGACAGCCAACGAATCTCTGTGTACAATCTTTGCAAGGGCAATGTGGTCTAGGAATCCGATTCTCCATATTGCTTCTCCTTATAATCTAAATACTCAAGGAACTGCCTTTCTGATAGCACATAGAAATCCTCGTGTGCATCTGGGTCAAATCTAAAAGCCAGTACGCTCTCGGCTTTTCCTTGCTCAAAGGCTTGTTCCTGCATTTTGGTAATCCATTCGTTCTTAATGGAAAAAGATGACTTTTTCGTTGTTGGTGTTTTTGCTTCAATAAAGAAGTGTTCTGTATGTATATCACCACCACCAAATCTTGTTCCACCTGAATTACTCTGTGTCTTGCCACCTGTAACTCTTGCTATATGCTGTTCCTGCATATCACTGAAATTTCTAGTTGCCATTGTAAATCGCCTCACCATACTGTATCTTGAAGGAGTTCTGCCAATAATCATTATGTATATTCAAAGCAGTCGCTGTATTATTCTTTATTCCTAAAAAACATATATTCAGGTAGTTACCATCTGGGTTATATTCTCGGTAAGTGCTCGCTATTTCTCTTGCTAGTCTTACAATCTTACCTGTACACTCTCTTTCTTTTTCTTCTTTGGTTTGTGCGTCACTAATCGCTTGTCCAACATATTCAACTGTTAATCTATTTTCTTCCATCTTTTATCTCCTATTCTGCTAATAACCATATCTAATTCTTTCTTGCTACATATAATCAGGTGGATATTTTTCTTCACAATCTACATAAGAAGACCTGCAACGTTCATCATTGAACTCTCCATCATCATATGCACCACCTAATACAATTTCTTTATATCGTGCTGGGTTCTCTTTAGCTAAAACTAACATAACACTATTATCCACGATAGCTAAAAGTGTATGGTTGTCACGAATACCACACCAATTACCATATTTATCGTAGTAAGCTGTCTCACATCTAGGATTTGGATTTTGACCAAATATACTGATAACTTCATAATATCTGCCTTTTATCAAATCATCTTCATTTAATAAGTTGTATCGTTTCATTTATATCTCCTTCCATTCTTTAATTGCTGACTTAATTACCCAACCTTCCCAGCTTATGCCTGCTAGATATTTTGAAATTTCTTCCCATTTCTCTCTAGCTTCCTGCTCTGTTTCAATTCTAATTAATCCTATTCTATCACCACAATCTGGTCCTACTCCGTATAGTCTTGATACTGGATTAGTTAATTTCTTCCCACAGCACCTACATACTGAAGTGGGTTCTGCCTTTCCATTTAACTTCATATAGTACATTCCTCTGGTTTCCTTTTCAATAATACCCTGCATCACTGTCAAAGGCATCGGTTTATCATCATTCCATTTAGAGTGAAAGTCAAATGTAGATGTGGCTGGTTCGGTCATATATTTCTTAACCGTAATTCTATAAGATTTTCCGACTTCCATTTTTTCTTTTTTATAACTTGAATTTTTATCTTCTTTTCCCGCTAAAACAATCTCGAAAGGCTTGCCTTCCTCAAATTGCATATTATTGGAAAATCTACAAATCTTATTAAATATATCTATCACGGATTATATCTCCTTCCATATTTAATTATTCTTTCTAATTCCACGATAGTAGAATCAACTAAGATAAATAAACTTATATTTACCAACACACGATAGACACCTTGTACCTTCCACCCTGGAAGTATATTCAATATTACCAACAATAAAAAAGTAATGATTAAATTCTTCATTATTGTTTCCTCCTTAGTTATAGTGACAATTAGCGATTTCTTCTCTTGTTCGGATTAAGAAATCAACTGCTTCAAATTCCTGTGTTTCTTCATTAAATTCTAAATCGTCGCATATAACATCGTGTTCGTTAATCTCTTTGATTTCATAGACACCTCTGTCATCGCTTACCCAATCACCAACTTTTAATTCTACTCCATCTTTGCTCATTAATTTGTTCATATTAATTACCTCAACTTTCTTTGTTTTCTTAACTTGTATATATAGTATAACATATGTATTACAATATGTAAATACCTAAATTTAAAAAAATTAAAAAAATCTGTAACTTTTTTTCCGAGTTACAGATTTTCTTGTTATTATAATTCACTTTGGATATTCTTCTCCAATCGTTCATATTGAACAGGATTACTCTTGAAATATTCAATCATCTTAGGCTTACCCTGGACCTTTTCCAATACTTCACCTGTATCTATATCAATTAAGGAGAACCAAGCTCCTGCCTGTTCTATTAACCCTAACTTTATTGCAACATCAATCGCATCTGAAATATAATCTACACCTTCAAGATATTTTAACGTGTAAAATCCTACCTTTCTGTCAGGTCTATCAACCTTAGATTTTACCAAAGCGACATCTACAATATTACCAGCTGGATTCTCACAAGCTCTTGATAGCTTATTACCTTTTTCATCAATATAGTAACCTTTCCTGAATTCAAGACGTGTGCTACAGCTATGACGCCAGCATTTACCACCAGTGGTTGTTGTTCCTCCGTAAGGACTATTCATATCGTCCCTAACTTGATTAATTCCTATGAATGTGGTTTTAGTTCGGGCAAGAATAGGAGTAATCTTCCTACTGAACTCTGTAAGTGCCATACTTACTCCACCATATGTTCTTTCCCCTATCTGCTTCTCATTTGCCTGCATTGATACCATAGCACCGATTGAATCTAATATACATAAGCTAATCTCACCTGTATCTATTATATCAATTATAAGGTTGAATACTTCTTCTGCCCCCATTGAATCAGGGTCTAAATAAATTAATTCTTCACAATCTACCCCTAGCTTTGTAGCCCATACAGGGTCAAAGGTATGTTCTATATCTACGAATAATACTTTTTTGTTGGGGAACTTTCTCTGTGCTTGTCCTGCTAAATCTTCAGCTGTTGTTGTCTTACCACTTCCATCAGCCCCGAAAAACTCGGAAACTCTGCCTACTGGTATTCCACCATATGTCATATAATTAAGACGGCAGGACGAAAAAGGAATTTTATCAATCTCTTTAAATTCAACTCCTAACTGAATACTCCCAACCTTCATCTTTTTATTTATGTTCTTAATAATGTTCTCAACTTCACTCATCATTATTTCCTCCTAATTCTTCTAAATTATGACATCTTTCTCTACCTATCATATCGAAGGATAGTCTAGATTTACAGTGTTTTCGTTGCACGTCTTCTTCAGACAGATAAACCTGATGACATCTACACCAATATCTGGGATTCTTGCATATTTTATTTTTCAATCCCATAAAAATTTTTCCTTTAATTGCTTTCTGGTATTCCATTGCTTTTTCCTATGTATCTGCTATTAGATAGCTCCAATTCAGATATTCTCCTGTTCATTATTTTCTTAAGGCTATTGAGCATTTCATAGCCAGCTTCTACCTTTAACTTTACTTTCTTATATGTTCTTGAATATATAGCCAAGGTTAAGGTTTCACTTTGTGCAGCTAATTCAGCTCTAGCTGTCTTATCTGCTACTGTACCTTTTCCACTATCTCTAGCTTTCAGATAAACCTCTTGTCTAATAGCTTTACAGGTATCTTCTTTAATGCCTAAATCTTCCTGAGCTGAACTTGTGAAATATAGAATATTTGCTAATTCAAGAATAGCTTGTTCTAATTGTACATCTGTTATACTATCATTTCTTGTTATTAGGTCTCTTGTAACTTGCATAAAGTTGTCCAAATCACTACAGTATTTCTTTACAAGTGCATCTGATATTCTTCTGATTGTATCACTTATATTATCCACATTCTGCATTATATCTTCAGCAGTTTCAGTTTTATTATTTCTTTTTTGTGGATAAAAATCGCACATCGAGGTATTACCCTTGCAACTGCACACCTCAACTTCTTTCGTGCCTAAGCATCTTCCATTTTTATAACAACTACACACATTTCCTTCTCTACGACTTGCCATTATAAATGCCTCCTTATTATACCCAAAATTCCATATCTATTATTAGGTGCTTCGTATATATCATTCTATCATTTAGACGCATAAATCTCCCATATAAACCATCAAGACTCAACAATTGATAGAATTCATTATCACATTTTCCTCTGTATATGTGCATAATGTTATTATAATGTTCCATTATAAATGCCTCCTTCCATACTCTGCCATTAATAAGGCTTCTGCCATTCCATCGTGGTCTTTTTTGCATCTTTCTGTCTTTTTTAAATTCACACCTGGAAATAATCTCTTGCATACATCTATGGATGTATTTTTATCACTTGTACAGCTAAACTCTTTCTTCCACTTCTGAGGTGTGACAAGTTCATAAGGTATGCTGTAGGCTTTCAATACCCCCTGAATAAAGCCAAAATTCACACCGAAATTGAATGTACTGGATACTCCTTGCTTTGGCATTGCGTGAACGTGTTCAAGTACACATCTACAAGCCTTATAAGAAGTGAAATAATCATATAATTCCTTAATTAAGGTCTCTTCTGAAAATGGGCGAACCATAATAAACTCGTCCTCTATTATTGCTATTCCACCGTTTTTTCCAGGGTCAATTCCTATATATACCATATCTTACCTCCTTATTTAATAATAAAATCTTTTCCCATCAACAATCTTCCAATGCTTCTTTTTATTCGCTTGTCTTCGTATAGCAATATTATTATAAGTATTATTATGTAATGAGCTACACCATTCTAAATTTCTAATATCATTATTTTGTTTATTTTCGTCTTTATGGTTTATCACATTATAATCATAAGGATTATCAATAAAAGTTATAGCGACTAATCTATGCACCAGATAGCTTGTACTTTTACCGCATTTTCGCAGTACCACTGTTAAATAATTATCTTTCCTAACACCAGCTTTTAATATTTTAGTTTTTAATTTTTGAACACTACGATTTCCTTTATAAGAATATCTTTCAAGTGACTTCACTCTGCCCTTATTACTAACCCGATAAAGACCTTCATAACCTGGTATATCTTTCCATATCTCTTGCATTATAATATCTCCTTAAAAATACAAAGTAATAATTAAACTTTTTTACATATTCCTTTATAATTGCAAAATCTACAATTTTTTGTATTTTCTGTCTTAGGCGGGGCTATCATACGTTCGACATAACCTTCGCATTCGTTTATATAATTCACAAGCCAATCTTTCATATCTTGTGTAATTTCTATGTGAGGACACTCCAAAGTACATATATCACGATTTTCATACAGAACGAATGCTTTATCTAAATCAAGTGCTGTGCAGTAGCATATAATCTGATTCATATGCTGTTCCAATGGTTTATCTTCAACTTGATTATATTTGAAAGAAACCACGTTTTTCATCTCGAATAAGAAATACTCATTGGTTGATATTCTTCTTATGATACCATCACAACGGAAAGAAATATTCAAAGCTGTATCTATAAGGTGTGTTTCAGCTCCAACTGTTTCCTTCACCTGTAAAGTCCTGCATTTTCCAAATTCTTGTTTCTTCCTCACATATTCAGCTACATCTACATATTCCCAATCATAGCCCATTTTCTGCATAGCTAACAAAGCTTCCTGAATAGCTTCGTGGCGTCTTGTACCAGTGTCAGCCATACCTGTTGAATTATATTCCACTAACTGCTCATCTTGTGGAGCCTTTGTTCTCGTGAAATACATATTTCGCATACAATGTAGGGAAGACGGTTTATACCAATTAGAACCTCTTCTCCTATGTTCTTTTTCTCTTCTTTCAATACAACTCATTAAATCAACCAGGAACTTCTTATTTGCTGGAAGTTCCTGTTGACTGTTGTTTATTAAATTTAATAATCTCCTACTCATTTATTTACCTTTCTTAATATTCAATAATTCTTCCATTTTTTGTTATGTAAAAAATTGTATCACCTAACATATTGCAAATCTCAACAGATACTCCTGTTTGTTCGTTTACCTGCTTTGCGTTCATTATTGCTTTTTCCTTTGTTATTGTTGAGTTGTTTACTGTTATTATCATATTCTTTTATATCCTTTCCTTTACTGTAATTATATTGTAACACATACATTTTTATTTTGCAAGTATTTTTTATAATTTTTATAAAAAATAAAATAGCCACCTTGATATACAAGATGGCTACCTTTACGAATTATATAAAGAAAAGAGTTTTACAGATTTATCACTCATATATTTTAGTATACTAAATTAATATTTAATTTGCAAGTTCTTCATCTTCAAGTAATGCAATAACCTGAATTACCTTTCCACATTCCAGCTTCAAGGCATTTTCATTGCCGTACCAGAGCTTGACCGTTTCCTCTGGGTAAGCTTGTAACTGTTCTTTCAACATTGGAATATCCACACAACAAACAAAAGGTTCAAAGTCCTTGCTCTCAACATAGTTAATGGTCTCTGTTGATGCATCTTTCTTACTATGAATATTTATTCCCTTTCTACCGAAAGTGAAATAAGCTCCATTCTTATCATAAGGCTCTATGAATAAGGATAATCTGTCTAATACAGATAAGAGTAATTCCTTAGGCACTTTACAAGATGAAGTGAAAGCAACATCTAAATATGCCCCGATTTCTTCAACTGGGAAATCTTCAATTCCTTCCATAAGGCTTCCTTCAATTACCTGTGATTCTGTAGCGAATATGATTGTTTCCTGGTCAACTGTGACCTTAATATCTTCTTCCTTATATAAGGTTAATAATTGCATCTGCTGTGCTGAAATTAATAAAGGTCCAAATTCTTCTGTGAACATTCTAAAGTTGTTAAAGGTAATAACATTGGCATCTGTAGTGATTACCTTGTCATCACAGTAATAACCTGTAAGAGCTGGATTCTCTAAGGTTTTAGCTAAGGCTGACTTATTAATATTATAAGCTTGCAGTATGCTGGATAACTTAACTGTTGACCAATCTTCTGTCTCTGATGTGTTGCTTCTAATATCAGGGAAAGATACAAGTCCATCTTCATCGGAAATCAATGGAATCTTATAAGTTCCGTTCCCCCTAACAGAAAGTACATCATCCTTCACAGATAAATCAATATCTTCCGAAGTTGTTTTGGCAATCAACTTTCCAAACTTATCTGCATCTACTGTGATGTCCATCTCGTCTCCAGCTACTTTGTCAATGATAATACATAGTGTATTAGTCATATCTGTTGTGAGTAATCTCAACTTTCCATCCGATAATTTAATACCCAACATTCCTGTTATAGGAATTAAATTATTGAAAGACGCTCCCTTAATTGCCTTATTTGTTGCTTCTTTGAATCTCTGAGTTGCTAATTTCATTTTATTTCCTCCTTTAAAAATTATATATTATGATAGCCAACAATCCATAATAAATCGCCAGGCTTCAAGAACTTTTTACATTTTCCTTCATAGATAGGGTCAAGTTTAATCGCACCAACACATTCATTTGTGCGAGTTGTATAAACATACTTAGGCTTAACCCCGCTAATATAATCTACAATTTTATATGGTACTTTATTAAAAAGTTTCGGCACAAGATTATTAATAACTTTTTTTGAATTACTACTTCCAGTAATCACACCAATAACTTCTACATCGGTACGACGTATCTCATTAAGCCCTTGGATAATACCAAGCATTGTGCAGCCACTACCAACTGGAACCACAACACGATGAACACATTCTGGGATATTATATACTTGTTTAGCGACTATATCTATATTTTTTTTACACAACATCCCAAATGGTATAAAACATTTACTATGAACCTTAGAATAATTCATTGCTCGGGATATTAATACATTCGTATATGAACCTTGTTTCAACGTATCTATAATTTCGCAGTTTGCTCTTTTTTTGATGTTTAATGTAACACTCGTATCTTTCCCCGACGGCATAAATAAAAAACATTCTACACCTAAACTAGAGCAAATTTTAGATACTATATCACATTGAGGAGAAAATCTGCTACCGACTGTAACAAAACCTGTATAGCCTTTTTGTATTCCATCTTGTATAATATTGAAAGCACCCTCAGCTTTTCCCCCACAGGCACCACCATATTCCAGTAAATCGCATCTTTTCACATAGTACCCATCTACATAATCAATTCTTGCTAACATATTATATCCTCAAAACTTCCAAATTTATTTTTGATATGCTTAGTATTTCCTTTATAAAATACAAGTACATTCTGATGTTGTTTTCCGATTTTCCTAGACGCATTAAACTGAATCGGCGCTCTTACTGGCAATGTACCCGCAACATTTACTAATATTAGCTCATTGTAATAAATAGCCCCTGCATTCTGCATAATACGCACTGTATCACCTGCAAAATCATAATATCCAGAATCTGTTTTATTTCGAATATTACCTACAACAATCACTGCAAAGCTATCATCCTCTAACATTTGTACACAATTAGTTAGTATATTTTTATAAATATCTGTAAATTCATCGTAAGTGCTAAGATTAGATATATCCGCTGGGTCATCACTATACACCTCTAAATCATAATAAGGTGGACAAGTAAGTAAGAAATTATACTTTTCTTCCCTATGCTCTTTAGTGTATGCGGCACTATCTGCATTTATCCAATTCACTTCAGGAAGTTCATTAGAATATCTTGCACAAATATCTTTAAACTGTGATATATTATAATCTATTTGTTTCTTACTTAAATCTATACCAGTATAATGTCTTCCACATACACTGGCGACAATACCACGAACACTTCCGCCTGCAAATGGGTCGATAACCCTATCGCCGTCTCTTGAGAACCACTTATAAGCTATTTCGCACAGTACAGGGTCAAATATTGATGTAGCTTGAACCTTTCTTCCATACTTATCCCCAATACTTTCAGGATTACATTTTCCATAGTTTGTTTTCTTTTGTTCATCCATAGGGGTTATATCTAAATTAAAAGTTAGGTTGTCACCTCTACCGAGTTCACTTTTAATCCCAATAGATTTCCACATATTAACACGTTCTCTCCAGTATCCTTGTTTAGAATCTAATATGCTAAATGGTGGAACAATAAAGCGGTCTTTCAATAAGTTGCTCGGAATCTTTCGTTTAACTGATATTAAAGCCATTATATACACCTCCTAAAATTCATCATAAATAAATGGGGACTCTTTATATTGTATTTTTACCCGATTAGCAAATTCTAAAGCATTCCCAAGTATGCAAAAACTTCTAAACCCCTTTGACCATTTAACTATTATCTTACCCTTATTCATAATCTTTCTCCTTCTCACATATAATATCCAGCACATTAGCTATATCTTCATTTTTAACATAAAAACTTATCTCATTAGTGTCACCTGAAAATCTATCAATATACTTAGCAATAATATCCGATATTAAACTATAATACTTATTAGGCATATAAACTCTTATAGAATTTTTACGCTTATATACATAAGCTAGTCGCTTTTTCTTATCGTCACTTATATAAAGGCTAATCATACTAGCATTTCTTTTATATGTTAATCTGCCAGCAAGAAGTGATTCAACAGTATCTAATAAGTTTTTAACTTCTTTTTCTCTACTTCTTTTTTTGTCAACAGATTTTTTATCTGTAGTTTCTGCATTAGTATTTAAGACAACATCCTCTTCTTCAACAGCCTCTTCTTCAATTTCTTTCCACCATCTTTTCATAGTAGAAGCTGAAAAAGAAGTTGTTTTACCCTTTCTATCACCTGTGATAAATTCTACCATATAGGTCTTAAATCTTTCATTGTACTCTACTAATTTTACCTTAACTGTTTCGTCTTTTCTTGACACATAAACTTTCATATCTTTGTACCTCTTTTCTTTTTTAACTTCTGAATACAGTGTACCATATTGTAACACATATGTAAATAGTAAATTTAAAAAAAAAAT